GGCGGCCACGTCTTTCAGCCGTAGGGCGTCAAGGTAATCGATGGGCGCCAGTTGCATATTCGGTTATGGGCCAGCCCCTACTACAAGACCGATGGATCGTAGCGGAGCATCTCGCCGAAGCGGTGGGCCGCCGGCTTGGCCGTGTCGGCCATCACCATCATCCGCACCTGCAGGTTCCAGGCGTCGCCGTAGGGCATGGCCAACGGCTGGGCCTCCACCACCTGCACCTTGTGGAACTGGAAGGCCACGAAGTCGCCCGTGTCCTCGTCGTAGACCCGCGACAGGAATACGTGGAAGAAGGTGTTCTGCGGCAGGTTGCCCAGGGGCATCTTCTCCGTTTCCTCGGCCACGTTGTGCACCACGGTGCCGCCGCCCAGCAACTTGGTCAGGATCGCCAGCGGCAGCATGGCCTTCAGGGTGAAGTCCAGCTCGAAGTTGTCGCGCCGCTGCATGTTGGCCACGATGCCGGCGGCCGCGCACTTCACCACCGTTTCGGTGCGGGCGTCCTTCAGTGACAGGTTGTCGTAGCAGCCGATTTCGAACAACGGGTTGGCGACGGTGCCGCTCATCCCGTAGTAGAAGCCGTCGCTGTCGGGGTTGTTGTTGTAGGTGGCGCCCCAGTCCTGCATCCAGATATTGGGGCCGCCCTCAAGGTAGATACCCTCGGCGTTGAGAATCGGGCCGACTGGGGTTGCCGTGCCGGTTCCTAGTGTGGGCATGTTTCCCTCCTCAAGCCGGCGCGGGCGCGACGCCGATGGTTTGCTTCTGCCTCTATGGTCGACAGTGGCGCGGAGGTCGTTTTAGATCTCGACGGTTGTGGTCGCAAACACGATCTCGCCGCGCCAGATCGTGTCTTCGCGGACGGGGTAGCTGGTGATTTCGGGGCGCAGCTCCATGCTGGTCAAGCCGGTGCCTGCCAGGCGTTTCCGCTGGATCGCGTCACACATGAGGCCCAGCAGTTTCAAGCATTCGTCGCTGCTGTCGTCCTTGCTGAGGGCGATCAGCCTGCCGCCCAGGGCAAGGTTGGCCTCGGCGCACTGGCCGTTGCCCTTGGGGCTGTGGCCGGTGAGGGAAAGGCGGATCGCGGGGTAGTTAAATGTCGTGCCCCGCCATCCCGCCTCCTTGATGCTGGTCGCGTCGGTCAAAGCGGCGACCAGCGGGGCATCGGCTTTCAACAGGGCAATCACGGCGGCTTGGATCACGTCGGGTGACAACACCTACGGCCTCCCCGTGTGGGCGGCCAGGGCCGCCAGGCCGATCCGCAACTGGGCCAGGAACACCTGTGTCGCCTCCCCTTTACTTTCCTCGAAGGCCGGTTTGAACCACGGTATCGTGGCGCCCTTTGCCTGCGAGATCGGGCCTGGGTGCTTGCCCTCGATGTAGGGCTCCTCCTCTGTATAGACCGCGTAGTCGACGGTGGGGCCGATCTGCACCACCTGCTGCTTGCCCCGCCAGAACGGCTCGTCAACCGTGATCCCGCGCATCATGCGGCCCGTGAGAACCAGCGCCGCCGTCTGCGCCTTCTGCTTCACGATCAGGCCGGCCTTGCGCAATCCCAGGGCGTTGTTGGCATCCAACAGGCGCGCATTGTTCCGCGCGTTGTACGTCCGCCGCACCCGATGGTAACCTGGCCCGCCGGCCACTATTCCTCCCGATCCGCGTAATCCGAATGGACGGCGGAAACTTGCACGTGGGATCGCGGATGACCGACCGGCAGGCTGGATCGCTGGACAGCCGTGATGCGCAACCGCTGGCCGGCCCAGGGGCCGTCGCGGGGAATGGCGATGTCTTCGGAGCGCACGTCGGGGTACTGGTCGGGCCAGAGGATGATCTCCATGCTGCGCACGGTCTCGATGCCCTGCACGCGCAATGCCAGCGGCACGCGGTCGTTGGCGATCCGCGCCCCGACGCTGGCATAGCGGATCGCGTCCGTGCGAACCGCGCCGCCGACCGTATCGTCCGTGCCCTCCACCTGCTGGTAGATGTCCAGCGTTACGTCGATGCCCTGCACGTCGTTTTCCTGCTTATATTATTCGCCAAAAAGCGATCAATCGAACGCCGGCCGGCCACGGAAGGCCACCATGCGCCGCACCTGGTACTTGCGCAAGAGGCGCGCCGCGTAGTTTGCCTCGGGACTTGACCCGATCACGGTTTTGCTCAGAAGACCACCGGTTTCGCTGTAGTCCATGCTGCGCCAGCTGTTGACGAAGCCGCTTCCCGCGCTGGCGCCAGCGGTCTGCATCAGTTGCTTATATTCCCGCGCCAGGATCGCCAGGGCCATCTTGACGGTGCCAGGCATGTCGGCCAGCGTATCCCACAGGCCCGCCACGTAGGTCACGTCCACCCAGGCCGGCTTGTTCTGCGCCGCGCAGCAACAACCGCCGCAGAACGCGACACCTTCGTGCCGCACCTCTACCTCACCGGCCAGGGGCCGGTAGAGCAACATGCAACCCGTGATGGTGTCGGTTTCGCAGTTGCAACTTTCCAGATCGTGCACCACCTGCACCAGCGTGATGCTGCGCACGTGGGTCTTCTTGAGTTGCAGGAAGCGGAAGTTGGTATCGTAGTCCAGCCAGCCCTGGGGCCAGATGTGCCGTTCTTCGGCCACCGTGCCGGTCAACAGATTGGTCGAAAGGAACGTCTCGGCGTCCTCCTGGGCCATGCCCCAGGCCATGTCTTCCTGGGCTTGGGTGCCGGTAAGGAAGCCGACATTGTTCATTTCGGCCTGCAGGGCCGCAATCACGCCAGGGTCGGGAACGTTTACAACCGTCATGGCGTCACCTTCGTCCACGCTGTATCCGCCGCGCCGGTCTTGAACCACAGTTCGCCTGCTGCGCCGTTCGTGCGACTGTACTGGGCGCAAAGCGGCCCAGCCACGCCCGCGCCAGCACTCGGATCGGCCGTTCCGAACATGGGGCTGATCAACCGCCAATCGGTGTCGAGCACGCCGACTTTCTGATAGAGGAGACGGGTATCTGTGGACATATAGAGCGAACCTGGTAGGGCGAAATAACCGAGCGGCTTGCCCTGTGTTAGTTCATAGACGCCATAGTTTCCGCCAATGATGTTGGTGTTGTCGACGGCGATATAGAATCCAGCGGCGACCGGCACGTCGCGCGAACCCAACGCGCCGACGAAGGTAATATACATGCTCGTGGAAAGATCACCGGTGACAAGGACGTTGCCAGCACCAATGCCAGGCAGAGCCTCTAGCGCAGTTTGAACAGTGGCCGCGTTGGCATCCCAGGCCAATGGCGGGCTGTTGCCCGTTCCGTTCCCCAAGGTGAAGGTGCCACCCGTAGGGGGGCCTTGAGCCGCGCCGAAGCCGAAGACTTCATCGTCTGCGGCGTTCGCCGCGGGATCGCCTGGCCCCCAGACTAGGTAGACCTGACTCCCCGCGCCACCGTTAGCCTTGTCATCGCGCTTCAAACAAAGGTAGCCGTTCCGTGGCACCGATATCTGCCAGCCGAGCACAGCGTTGCAGTCCCAGGCGCTACGTCGTGAATAGGGTGGCGTTATGCTAAGTTCGAAATCGTGAGGCTGAAATTGGAGAGTACCTTCTTGGATATCGTCCCCAGGAGTCTGTGGGGCCACAGCAACGGATATAAAGACCGAGGCGGGATCGACGAAGACGCCATCGGCGTGACCAGCGTTCACCTGGTGAACGAGGCCGACGGAATGCCAGCCGCTGTCGTCGGCCTTCCGCGCATAAAGCCGCCGATCATCTGATGCACCGTAGCTATGGGCGACGGGCCGCGTGTCCAACCACAGCGTTCCAGGCGGCTGCGAGCCAGGGTCGGTGTCCTGCATGAGCAGGTTGGCTCCAATCCCGCCCACCTGCACGTCCTCCTCGTAACGCGGCGTCATACCTGCGCCGCTGAAGTAGAGGCGGACAGATTGCGGCGTGTCGAGCCAGAAGCCGTACTCGCCGAGGCTGCCAGTCGTCAGAGGGTTCGCAAGCGTCGCGCCCGATGTGGGATCGGCGTAGAGCGGCTGCGCCATGGGCGTCGAGGTGCCTTTTTCATAGATCGCGACGTTCGCGCCAGGGAGCGCATCTCCATTCTGCTTTTGGAGATAGGCGAAGTAGTGGGCTCGCGGCATGGTGGGCCTCCTCACCATAATGGTCGACTTAAAACGCCAGGGGCCACGCACCGTCAACGTGGCCCCTGGCAATCCGTTGCCCTCATGGGCTTGGAATCAGAGTAGGAAAGGCTCGTCGTACTGCAGCAGGTCGCCGGCCTGGTGCGACAGGATCAGTTGACCCTCGTTCACCTCGATGCGCGATAGGGCAATCGGCTCGCGCCCCACCACCGCTATGGCGGCGGGGTCAAACGCCACGGCCAGGCCGGCCTTGCGCAACTGCAGGCAGTAGTACATGTCGGCGAAGGGCCGGTTGCCAAACGGATCGCTGGGGAACGGGCCAAGGGTGCGGAAAAGGCTGCGCCGCGTCGCCATGAAGTTCACCGGCACCCCCTGCAAATCCTGACGCGGGTAGATTTTCGGGTTATCGGGCGACCAGCCAGGGAAGCGCACGTAGGGCTGCATCATAGCGCCTACCACATAGCCGGCGGATCGGATCGATGGGCACGGGTAGCCTGGCGGTTGGCAGTCGATGTCCCACACGGCCAGGCCGCCGACGGCGCCCACTGTCTCCGGCTCCATGGCGGCGGCCAGGGCCACCCAGGCACCTTCGGCCAAGATCGCGTCGGCGTCGACGAACAGGATCAGCGGTGCCTGTCCATGCTGGGCCGCGCGGTTGCGGGCCTCCCAGCGGTCACGGCCGCTGCGGTCGAGGCGCAGGTTTTCCTCCCGCGCGATCCGCGCCAGTTCGGTGTGTAGCGGCGACAACTGGACGGGGATCGCGTCGGCCAGGGTGATGGTGGCGTCTTCCGGCAGTTGCCGGCGCAGGGCGCCCAGGCACAGGCCCAACCGGTCGATGGTGGTGAACGCCGTCACCACGGCATCGACGCTGCCGCGCATCGGCAAACCCATGGCGGAATGGGTTGGCGCGCCCGTTGCCCGCGCCTCTGCCCTACGTCGCGCCCGCTGGCGGCTGGGGCTTTTCCGTGATCGCATTCAGGGCCTCCTCTACAACGTCAAGGGCCTTATCCCAGGTGCGGCCGCGTGCCCAGGCGAGGGCCATGTCAGCGCGGCGCCTGGCCCGTTCCGGCTCGCTGCGGATGGACTGGATCGCCAGGGCGGCCTGCATCGGCGAGGCAAAGCGGCGGGTCTGGTTGCCGAAAGGATCGATGTAGCTATACTCCGCCGGCACCAGGTAGCCGCGTTCGTCGGCGAGGTTTTCGGCCATGCCGCCGGCGTCGGTGGCCACCACGGGCAAGCCGCAGGCCATTGCCTCCATGACGGGTAGGCCCAGGCCCTCAGCCTTCGACAACTGCAGGTAGCAATCAGCGCCCCAGTAGATCTCGCGCAGTTGGGCGTCGGTCATGCCGGCGTTGCGTTCGAACTGGAAGAACTGCGTCTGGTTGTGCAACTGAAAATACTGGTTGAGGTTCCAGGTCTGAAAGCCGATGTGGGTCGGCCGGCGTTTGGTTTTCACCACCAGCCGCACGTCGTCATAGCGCGGGCCGCGCAGGATCGGCCGCTTGTCGCTGGCGGGCGGCCACACGAAGCGATGGCCGAGCAGCAGGGCCGCCGTGGCCCACATGGCCGGCAGGTTCTTGCGCTCGTGGTTGTCGCAGACCGAGAAGATAACAAAATTGTTATCCCAGTCCTCCCGCTTGCGCACTGCCGCCCGCTCCTCGGGCGTGGGCGGGCGCCAGAACTCGGTATCGATCCCCACCGGCAGATGGCGCGCGGTCAACCCGCAATCCTGGCACAACTTGGTGGCCCATTCGGTTTCTAGCAGGGCAGCCCCCATGCGGTCGATGACGGTTGTCCATTCGCTGGGGTGGATCAGCGGGTCGCTTTCCAGTGGGAAAATGCCGGCGTAGGGCACACCCCACTCCATCACCTGCTGCCAGGTGCAATGGTCAACGATGTCGCCGATCCCCAGCAGGACATCGGGCGCATAAGCGGTTTTGATCATGTTGACGTGCCGCAGGAGGGTTGCCGGTTCGCTGGGGCAGGCGTGCACCGGCAGGCGGTGCTCCTGGCCCTGGTAGTTCAGGGCAGCGATCACGACATCATGCCCGCGCTGACCCAGGGCGCCGCAAACCGCCTGGGCGATAGTGGTGTAGCCGCTGCCGCCGGCGACGTTAAACTCGGTGATGCAGGCGATTTTCATGGCCGTCTCCCGTTGCTGAAATTGTTACATTTCTGCCCTTGACCATAAGACGCAACGTTGCTACGCTGCTCAGCGCGGCTTCCGGCCGCGATGACGGACGGACTGAGTTACCCCCCTACTACTGAGACCTTGGTAGATCTCTTAAGACGATCTGGTAACATAAGGGTGGTGATCAGTCCTTCCGTCCTTCATACGATAGTAACTACTCCCCCGCGCGTAGCGCGCGCGAGGCGTGCCGGTTAAGCCAACCCTCGCCGGTCGAGTTCCAGCGCCAGCAGTTCGCGCTTATCCGCCCACTTCTCGATCAGCAGGCGTTCGTGGTCGGCCGCGTGGTGGAGGCCGATCTTGGGATCGTTGGCCAGGGCCTTCTGCCAATCCTTCTGGCTGCGGTGCACCACCACGGCTAGCCCGCAGCGTATGCGGAAGCCGGCGGTCTTGATCTGCAGCTGCAGGTCGGTTTCTTCATGCCAGTGCGGGTTGAAGCGCGGGTCGTACTGGAAGACCGGCCAACCGTCTAGGCCGCGCAGGTTGCGCCAGGCCCAGCAATAGCCCATCACCAGGTCGGCGTAGTCGCCTGGCAACGGCCGGCGGTCGTCAAGGAAGTTGGGCGCCATCCAGGGGCCGGCCAGGAGGCCCGCCCAGTTCAGGTAAAAGCCCTCCTGGCCGGCGGCGCCCACCTTGGCATCGGTGAACGCTTCCAGTAGGAACTTGTCCCAGCCAAGCCCCACCTCAACGTCGTCGTCCACCTGCAGGATGAACTGGCCGCGCGCGATCATGATCCCGTGGTTGCGGGCACAGACGCCCTCGTGGCTGGGTAGGTGCATGGTGGTGTAGCGGCGGTCTTCCGCATGTACCCTGGGGTGTAGTTCTTGGATCGCCCTGCTGGTGCCGTCGTCGCTGCCGTTGTCGATCACGATCAGCTCGTAGTCGGGCACGGGCGTGGCCGTCTTGGCCCAAATGCGGTTGATGCAGGCCAGCACGGTGTCGCGCCGGTTATGCGTCAGCAACACAATGCTGAACAGCAGGTCTTGCGGCGCGGGTTGCCGGCGACCGCCGCCGCTGGTTTCGCCGTGTTCTATCCGATGAGCGTTTCCTTGTGCCGTCGCCACTGGTTTTCCTCCTGCCAGGCCGCCCAGCTGGCGGCCGTCTTGATCGGGCGCAGCAGCACCCACAGGTTGCCGCGCCACGCCTGTTCGACGATGCCAAAGTGGTGCGGTGCGATCCCGTAGTCGCTGAACCCTTCCACGAAGCCAGGCTCCCAGTAGAGGAAACTGGTTTCGCTGAACGTGTGGCAATGGGTGGGGTCGCCGTGGGCGCCGGCGCTGGCGTAGTAGGGCACCACGATCTCCACCCAAGAGTCGGGTCGGCAGATGCGCCAGATCTCCGCCATGCAAGCAATCAAATCTGCGATATGCTCGAGCGTTTGGTGGGCGATCACGGCCGTGGCGCATTCGTCTTCCAGCGGCCAGGGCCGCACGTTCAGATCGTGCACCAGGTCGACGCCGTCCAGTCCAACGCGATCGATCCCGAAGTACCCCTCATTCTTGTGATTACCGCAGCCCAGTTCGATGCGCCCAGGCCGCGCCCGCGTGGGCGTGGGTGGTGGGTGCTTGCCGATCAGTTGGTTCACGCCAGTTTCCTCGCCAGGGCCATATATTGCGTCGGTATCCTCACAAGGGCTTCCTTCCGTGTCCGAACACCCCCACGGGGTACTGCCAGTCCTGTTCGCTGGGCGGCGAATTCCTGGGCCGGCCCACGCCCTCGGTGGCGATCACCACGTCCACCAGGCCGGCGCGCCGCAACAGGTAATCAAGGCCGCTGGGCGTGGTGCGCCCGTAGTCGCCGCTTTGCCCCTTGTCGATCTCGGCGTCGTGCAGCGGGAAGGCGAAGCACCAGGTAACGATCAGCAGGCCGCCAGGGCGCAGCGCCAGGGCCATGGTGTCAATCGCCGCCCAGGGCTCTTTGATATGTTCCAGCGTTTCACAACAAACCACTGTGGAAAACTGGCCATTGAACCGTTCACCGGCGTGGAGAACGTCGGCCACCAGGTCGACGCCAGGGCCGTCAACCAGGTCGATCCCCAAGTAGCCAGCCTGGGGGAACAGCGGCCGCACCGTGCCGTTGACGTTGCGGCTGCCCACCTCGAGCACGGGCGCCGAGGCGCCCTGGCTCTGCACCACCATCGTCACCCAGTCCGAAACTGCACGCCGCATATCTGATCCCCTTCCTGGGGCGCTACGGTGCCCGACACGGCCCCTTGCCCCCTGGGGGCAGTAAAACCCTCTGCCCCTGGGCAGCATGGCGGTGTCCTTGCCACCGTGGAAAGAAATCTAAGGCGCGGGCGTCGGCCCCCTGGCCCGTTTCCACGCCCCGATCCCAAAGTGACCGTCCGGCGGGATCACCGCGTCCCACCCCATGCCGGCCAGCACGGCGTCAAGCCCCTGCTGCAGTTCCGCGCTTTCGGGCAGGTGCGTGGGAAACGGCTTGAAACTGTCGTGGGTCAGGATCAGCACGCCGTCCGGCGCCAGGGCATCGACGAACTGCTGCAGCAGGCCCACCGGATCGGGTACGTGCTCAACCACGTCGAGGGCGCACAACGCGCCCCACCGTGCCGGAAGGTCATCAGCGGCAAGAATGGGCACCTTTAAGGCTTCGATGTCGGCTAACATCTTCTTCCAATCGGCGAGCCAGTCCCTTATTGCCGTCTCCGGCGAAACGCAAACGTGGATGTGGCCTGGTGGGTCAAAGCCAGCCTGCAGCAAACCCTCGCGTTCAAACCGCCAGGCCGCGAAATTGGCCGTTTCGCCCAGGTCGGCATACGCCACCTGGTAGCCGGCGCGGGCCAGGAACAGGGCTTGCTGCCCGATCCCGCCGCCGTAGTCCAGGATCGGGCCGTGGCCGTGAAGGTGTGTCACGTATTGGTGCACGATATTGGCGCGGTGATCGCCGGCCCACAGTTCGGGCGGCGGACCAGCGCCCCGCAGCAGTTCGAAGATCATGCCGAAGTTGGTGTGGTAGAACTGGCGGATCGCCTCGCGGTCAAGCAAGGCCGGAGCCTGCAGATCATGCCAATCAATGCCCGCCGCCAGGGCCACGTCCTCCCATTCCAGCTCAAGCAACTGGGCGGCGTCTACACCCACCGCGATGTAGCGGTCGAAATCCCTGCGCGGCAGGCCAGGCCAGTATTCCGAGCAAAGTTCCCACGCATATTCGAGGGCCGGATCAGGACTGGTGGGGTTCATATTGACCGCCTTTCTGCAGTTGCTTTTGCCGGTGCAGTTGGTCGCGCCACCGCTTCGGCAGTCGCCGGCGCTCGGCGCGGGGCAGTTTGCCAAAGGTGCAGCCCGCGCACATGATCTGATCGCTGCCCAGGCCCTTGGCGCTGAACTCCTCGGGCAGCAGGGCGCCGCATTCGCAACAGGTGAACACCTTGGTCAAGGCGGCCACCTCACCCAGCCGGCCTTGGCCATCTGTTCCTGGTCGAGCGATCCCAGGGTAATGCCAGCCGCCAGGCAAATGGTGAAGACGTGCACGCCGGCGTCCTGCAGGGCCTTGTGCAGCGCCGCCACGCCGTCGTAGATCTCCCAGGTATCGTCCTGGGTGGTGCGGGCCACCAGCACGTCGCCGTCCTGCAGCCGCAGGCGTTTCAGGGCAACCTCAAGGCCCTCGATTTTAACCGTGGCGGTGGGTGCCATGGCGTTAACGCGACGGATCGGGTGCCCGCTGGCAGTCCTCGCGCGGCCCCGCCGGTGCCTCGGACACCTGGCCGGTGTTCGCCTGCACTGCGCTGGCTTCCACCACCACCAGTTGCGCCTCATCGAACCATTGTAGATCGACGGGCACCGGCTCCTTTTCCTTGAGGACACGCGGTTGCACGCCGATTCGGACGCAGCCGTAGAGCCACTCGGTTCGGCCGGTGGCAATTCCGGTGCAGCCAGTGATGGTGTCCCTTACGTCGTCTCCCAGGTTGATCACCAGCGTTCCCCTTTCGCTGCGCGCTGCAGCAATGCCTCTATCCTGTCGGCCGACGCGGCCGGCGAGAACGTGGTTTCCACGTACTGCCGGCAAGCGGCGGGGTCAATGTCTAACCAGCACCGGCGCGCAAGGCCGGCGATGAACTGATCATCGTCTTTCCACAGGAAGCCGGTTCGCCCGTGCACGATGTATTCGGGGTTGGCCCCGTGGTCGTAGGCGAACACCGGCGTGCCGGCGGCCATGGCCTCAAGCATCACGGTGCCGGATGGTTCCTGCGGCTCCGAAGTGAACATGAGGCAGCAGGCGTTCGCCAGGTGGCGGGCCTTCTGTTCGCCGGCCAGTTCGCCGACATACTGCACGCTTTCGCGGATCAACGGCTCGACCGTCGTGGTGAAATAACCCGCGTCCGATTGCGGCCCCGCGACAACCAGGGGCACGCCGGCGCCGACGCACAGGGCAATGGCCAGCTCGACACGTTTGTAGGGCACGATCCTGCCCAGGAACAGGGCCGGCCCGCGCTTTGCCATGGGACCACCCAGGGCGTAATCCGCCGGCTGCACGTTGATGAGGGCCACCTGGGGATCGGCGACGCCATGCGACTGGCCGTGGTGCCGCGAACAGAAGACGGGGTTGCGTGCGTGCGCAGGCATCTTCACCCAGCCGTGGCTCTGCGTCACCGCCGGCAGGTTGGGCCACCGCGCCTGGGCCAACTGGTAAAGGCTGTGATCGAATAGTACGTCGGGCTGGCGTTCGCGCTCCATCAGGTCGACCACGGCGGTTTCGGTGTCGTAGGGCCGGCGGAACGGCGCCACCTGCACCACGCGCACGCCGTCAATGTGCGATCCCTGCAGGGCGAACAGCGTCACCTCATGGCCCCGTGCGGCTAGCGCCGCGCTGATCTCGGCGACGACCGTTTCCAACCCGCCCGTGCTGGGCGGCGGCGTGGCCAGGAAGGCCGAAGACTGAATCCAGATTTTCAAAGTTGGATGCCCTTCACCGCCTCGGCCATGCGGCGGGTACGGTAGGCTTTGTCCACCACCCCCGCAACGAATTGCTGGGCTTTAGCTCGCATCAACAACGCCGTGGTGGCGCTGGCTTCGGACGGCGCCTTTACCCGCGTGGTGGCCCATACCAGGCCGCCCTCGATATTGATCCAGAAATCGTTCCCATGGTTAAGAAACCCCTGGTGCTTGAGAGCTTCGCAAAGGGTAGTCTCTTTCTCCGTGAAGTCCAGGACGATTGAAACATCATAGCAATCGTCAAGGCGGCTAATGATAATGTCCTTTATCACTTCCACACCTCCAATTGAATGAAAATCCGGCCGGCTTCACGCCCATCGTTGCCCTGGCGGCCAGGGCTGGCCACCTCAAGGTGGCGGTCGTCGTCGATCAGGCCCAAGCAATACCGTTTGCCGGTGGCCTTGGTGGCGACCTTCAAGATGTCGATGATCGGTTTCAGGGTGGCGATGCAGTTGTCGGCGTCAGCGACCTGCCGGCTGAAATAATGGATCGAGGACAGGCGGCCGCCGGTAAAGGGTCTGGCGGCCATGACGGCCGGCGGGATTTGCGCCAGGATTGCCAGCCCTTGTTCCTTGGCGTATTCCGTGCCGAGGCGCTGTTTGACACCCCAGCAGCCACGCGCGTTGGCGGTCAACTGCCTGGGCGGCGCCGCCACCCAAAAGCGGACGATTTCCCTCACCATCGTACCCCCAGTATATCGCGCAGGAACCCATCCCAGCGGTTGGCGAAGTCGGTCATGTTGGCGTTCTTCTCGGCCCAGGCCCGTGGCGCCGTGCCCCAGCGACCGGCCTTGACGCGCCCGCAGGCGGCACGGATCGCGCCGGCGTAGTCCTCAGCGGTGGCGGTGATTGGCAGGGTGTAACCCAGCGACGACAGGCCCGCCCTGTCGCATTGTACGTCCTCGAATATGCCGGCGTTAGCCGTCACCACCGGCAGGCCCGACGCCAAAGCTTCGAGGCAACTGTAGGCGTTGCCCTCGTGGCGCGTGGGCAGCAGGAACAGGTGGGCGCGCCGGAAGGCGTCGGGTTCTTCGCCCTTGCCAGCGCCCAGGTATTCGATGCGGTAGTCACTGCCCAGTAGGGCGGCGATGCGCGGGATCAACTTGCCGCCCTTCTTCTCATTGCGGCCGGCTGCCTCCACGATAATCCACGGCGGGCCAGGCGGCAGCGGTGCGGGGCGCGGGCGGTAGGCGGCCAGGTCGATGCCATGGTAGATCACGGCGCTGGCCGCCCGCCCGTGGTGCCGGCGCAACTCGCGCGCGCTGGCGGCGCTGCAGGCGACAGGGAAGGCGTTGGGCGCGTTGAAGGCCTCGCCCTGGCGCTGCACTTCCAACCCAGGCGTTAGGCCCATGCGGGCGTGGAACTCGGCCCAGGTGCCGTGGATCACGGGCACCACCGGCTTGCTGCTGATCCCGATGCCCCAGTAGCCGTCGCTCACGGCCACGTCGTAGTGCACGCCGAACTGCGGCCCGTCCATCCAGCGCCCCAGCAGCAGCGCCTTTTCGGGGTTGGGCAGTTCGGGGAAGCGGTCTCGGTGGGGGAAGTCCGACCACCCGATCAGGATCACGCCCCAACCCTTGGCGCGCAGGGCCGCCCGCAGGTAGTCGGCGAACTTCTCCACGCCGCCCAACTCGCCGTCGTCACGCTTCAACCAACTGACGTGGGCCACGGTTAGGCGCTTATTGACTTGGGCCGTCATCGATGGTCACTCCAGCCATTATTCGCCCCCTTCACCGCGTCGAACTCGCGCGCACGTCCCTAAGATGCCTGCGCACGGCTGACCAAATTGTCTCGGCGGTAACGTCGCGCAGGCTGCGCCCCTGGGGGCAGTGGGTGGTCTTCCCAGGCGGGGCATCGGCCTTGCCGGCGATATGATCGAGGCGCCACATGCAGGGTTCACACAGGCGTTCATTGCGGATCTCCGTACATAGCTCCGGCGGCACCCACACCTGCAGCCCGATCTTGGTGGCGCAGGTGAGCACCACGGCCGGCTTGCCCAGGGCGAACCGCAGGTTGGACAGGCCGCCCTCGGTGCACACCATGGCCTGGGCGCGGTCAAGGATCGCGGCCGTCCAGCGCATGTCCAGTTGGCCGCTCAGGTTGACGGTAGCAGACCAGGGCGCGCCGTGCAGCCGGTGGCCGGCCAGGGTGATAGGCGTAAAGCCTTCGTCGATCAGGCCCAGGATCAGTTGCGACCAGCCCGCGTCGTTCCACATTTTGCCGGCCCAGCCGCAGCGCGGGGTGATCACGCACCAGCGGTTGGCGAAACTGTTATGGTGCCTCAACAATTCCAGCGCATCGGCCCGTTCCTGTTCGCGGATGAAGTAGTCGGCGTCAAACCGCGTGCTGCTTGACCATGGCAGGGCCAGTTGCTCGAAGTAGCGCGCCTGCAGGGGCACGTCCAGCGGCGGGCCGCCCACGCGGGCATAAAGCAGCGCGACGCCTTTGTGGTCGCCGCGCGGTATGGGATCGTTGAAGTCGATCAGCTGGTCGATGTTGGGGTTATCCCACAGCATCTCATCGGGGCTGCCGCCACTGCCAGGTTTGTCAGGCTGGTCGTATTCAAGCCGGCGCCGGCCCCTAACGTACGTGCGGAAGATAATGCGGGAGTCCGGCTCGCGCCGTTTCAATTCCCGTAGGACTGGCGTGCTGCAGAGCACGTCGCCCAGGCCCCAGGCCAGGCTTAGGACGTAGGTTTGGGCGCCGATTGTTCTTCCACCAGTTCGAACAGGGGCCTCTTGCCGCCCGTGCAGCATTCGCCCCTGAATGTTAACAGCGCCGGCGCATCCTCCGGCGCGATTTCGAACTCGCGATCCTCGCCCTGGCGCAATTGGTAGACACGACCGCTTGGCAATTTGGTGCGGTCGCCGATCCGCATTGGCCCGCCGAAGCGATACCGGATGCGCAAGGCGGCCCTCCTATCGACGCAAGCCGCCCTGTGGCTCGAAGCCGCCCTTGCCGGCGTCGTGGGTGCGCTGCAGCGGCATGCCCACCTTGGGCTTGTCGATGCCTGCAGTTGCCGCAACCGACTCGGGGCCGGCGGCCGCGTCGGTTGTTTCCTCGTCGTCCACGGGCACCGCTGCCGCCTGGGCACTGCGCAGATCGGCTTCCTCCATGGCCTGGCGGTCGGTGGCCATAAGGGTGTCGCGCTTGCCCACCAGGGAATAGGGTTGGTACACGATCTGCGCCCGTTGCTGGCTGGGGCCGGTGCCGGCGCGCAGGATCTCCTCACAGAATTCGGTGCGGATTAGTTCCCAGCCTTCGGCCGCGAGTTGATTCAACCGCGCTAGGCCACGCGCCACGGTGAAAACGCGGTAGCAGGCCAGGGGGTTGGTGGCGGGCAGTCCATCGAGGCTAGGTGGTAGGAACTCGGGCGCGGGCGTTTTGCCTTCGGATGGCATCGTGCCTCCTTTGATTACGTTCGTAGGTCTTGTCAGAAGTTGTACTCCACGGTTAATCCCTCTGTCAAGGGACGAAGTTGGGGTCGGCCATTGCGGGCCGACCCCAGGTGCTTTCGCTATTTCGCCGGCGCTGCCAGCGGCCGTTGTTACTCCGGTTGCGGGAGCGGGTGCAGCATGGGCGTGCACGGGTCAACGTAGGTGCACCCGTCGTCGATGATGCCCTCGAACGTGGCCTCGCACAACGCCTGGGCACACATGGCCTTCACCACCAGGGCAGTCACCGCCCAAATCTCGAAGGCGACAGCGGTACAGCCTGGCGTCAAGTCCTTGGCCGCCAGCGGAATCTGCGTCGCCTTGTAGATCAGTTCCTCGCCGTTGTGTGTCAACCGCACGGGGTAGAGGATCGAGCGGAACTTCCCGCCGCCCAGGTCTTGCCGGGGGAACCTGGTGTCGCCGATCAGGGAAACCGGGCCGATCCCCGTCATGATCTGGTTGGCGAAGTGGATGCCAGGCACCACGTTGGCGTGGTCGGTGTACTGCACGAAGTTGTAGCCGTTGGCCATGTAGCCGAGGCACAACGCCTGCAGCGCCGACGGGTGGCCCAGGATCGCCTGCGGGTGGGCACAGCCGGCCGCGATGAACTGGTCGAACTGGCCTGCCGAGAACGTGCCGGTCATGAACGTCGGGCACGCCCGCGCGCCGTTGGCGGCGGTGATCAACTGGGTGAGGCCATCGAACTCCAACGGGAAGTTGAAGGCGTCGCCGTTCACCAGCAGGTCGTCCCAGCCGTTGAGCACGTTGATCATGCCCAACTGCATTTCCTTCTCGCGAGCGCTGGCGATGGCCCCGCGCAGCATGGTGGCGGTGTCCAGTTCACCAGGGAGGCCCTGGTCGTTGAAACCGCCCACCAGCATGTTGACGCCCCAGCCCGCCGCGATGCTGGCCGCCGTGTGGCGAATGTCCGCCTCGGCCAGCGTTTTCTTCACACCGATGTGCTTCTTGTCGATGTGGGCGTTGGTGGTGCTGTGCGTCTGGTCTTCGGGGCAGGCGCCCTTGGGGAAGGCGATGCTGTTGCAGCCCGACGCGAAGTCGGATGCGGTCAGTTCCTTCCAGCTGTCGATGAGCAGGCCGGCGGTGTGCTCGGGCAGGGCGTTGTACAGGCCCACTTCCTCGCACATAACGATCAGTTCGGTGGTGTCGATGGGCGTGCCGAACTCGGTTGCCCAATCGGCCTCCACCGGCGCCGGCGAGGGCCAGATGTTGGGGTCGGTGTCGCGCAGGGCCAGGAACGCCTTGCCCAGCGCCGTCCTGATCTGCGCGCCGTCGCCCGACGCCATGGCCGTCTTGAACTCGCCGCCCAACTGCGCGTCGAGCGCGGCCAACCTGCCCTTCTGCTCGTCGGTTGCCTGGGCGCGATCCACGATGCCCTTGGCCCAGGCCAGCACGGCGTCGGGATCGTTCGTCACGTTGGCGATATCGCGCGGGATACCGTTGCGGTCGACAGGCGGCGCGTAAACGCGTCCGCCGTCATCGGCGGCCCGCCTTTGCTGTTCCTCCACCCACTGGGGGTAGGGAACGGTGCGGTAGGCGCCGCTGGAAATGTAGCGGCTGTCCACGCCCCTGCCGCTGCCGTACATGTCGGGCGCTACCAGCCCAGGCGGCCGCGCAAAGGGCAAAACTCTGCGTTGCATGGTGATCTCCTTGGTTTACTGGTGCGGGTCAAACTGCCCCGCACGGTGGGCGCCACGGAGGGCGAACTCGCGGATCGTCATGCCGCGTGGCGGCTGCGTCATTTGCGCAGCCCCCTCATCGAGCAGGCTTGGTTGGTGGCCCCGCCTGGGCGACGGCAAGCCGTAGCGCCTGGGCGGGGGCGGGCCGGCGGGCGGTTCCCCGTCGTCGCCCCGCGTTACCGGTGCCCCCTGCTGGATCAGCTGGCGCAATTCCTCGATCTGGCGCAGCAGCGGCGCCTGGGCCTCGGCAATCAGCGCGGCCACGTCCTCGGACGGGGGCTGCACCACGCCGGCCAGGGCTGCCGGTAGCAGGTCGAGTAGGTTTTGCGCTTCGTCAGCTGTCGCATCGTCGCGTTCGGCCAATTCGCCGATGGCGTTAAGGATGCCCCGCACGGTGCCCAGGGCTGTGGTGTCCGGTTCGCCTGGTGGCGGGTTCACGGCGCCCTCGGCCGCCCCGTCTGGCTTCACGCCGGCACCACCGGCTGCGGGATCATCCGCGCCGTCAGCGGATCGCGCTGCGGCAGCGGTTGCGAGCACTTGGTTGAGAATCTGGCCGTAGTCGTCCAGCGCCTTCTGCACGTTGGCAAGGCGGTCGGCCAGCGGTAGTTCTTCGGGGGGCGCTTCCACGTTGGCGGCGATAATGTCCATCAGCGTCCAGCCGGCGTGGTAGGCCGTCTCCATCAGGGCCTCGGCCGTCATTGCGGCCATGAGCGACTGATCGGGCGACACCTCGCCGTGGAAACGGGTGACGTAGGCGGCGCGGAAGTTCACGCCTGCCTCGACCGCTGTGCGTTTGCCGTCGCCCTCGGCCGGCTTTTGATCGGCCAGGTTTTCGCGCGCCCAGGCCAGGAAGTCGCCCAGGCTGGTGACGGCCCCTTCCAGTTGGGTGAGCATTTCGCCCTTCACCCGCCGGCCGCTACGGGCGTCAGGTGCTACGGCCTCAAGGGCCTCGGGATCGCTCACCAGGGTGGCCAGGGCGGCCTTGAAGTCCGGCAGGCCAGTGGCGCGCAGCAAGGCGCTGCCCACGTCGTGCTGGCCCTCGAACATGGCCACCGCCTCGGCCAGGGTGGGCTTGATGAACGCTTCAGATTCGAGGTCGGTCCGCAGGGCGGCGGCGGCCGCACCCAGGGCAGCCGGTTCCCACAGTTCCGGCGCCTCCTCCATGGCCCACAACTCCTCGGCCCGCGACCGCAGCGTGGGGGCTTCGCGTTTCCACGGGGCGATGATGTTGTCGTCCTTGAACTCGGTTGCCATCTTTTCGTAGTACTTGCCGATCTGCGCCTTTACCCCCTCGCGGTCGGCCTCGGGAATGATCACGCCGCCACGGGCACCCTGCACCACGGCGCCGGCCAGGAATACACCACGCGGGATCGCCGTCAGGGTGCCGTTGATCACATCGCCGAACTTCAACTTGTACGATCCGAAATCCTCGGCGTTGGCCGCATCGCGCCAGAAGAACGCCTTGCTGTACTTGGGCCAGTCGATCTTGTCCTTGTCGCCGCTGCCATCGCTAGAGGCCCAGGCCCGCACGCGCGGCAGCACCTCGGCTTCGATATAAGTACGGTCCCGGGGGCCGATAGGCAGGTCGGCGAAGGCCGTCGCAGCGCGGGCGGCCACGAAGTCGGCCGCGTCTTCCCAGGTGTTCCCCCCATCGGGGCTAACCTCAAGGTCGCCGCCGTCCACGGTGCGGTAGGTGAGGCCGTCCAGTTCTTCGCTGCGCACTTCGCCCAGCGCGGCGTCGGTGGCGTACAGGCGGTTGGCCAGTTCGTCACCCACGATGCTGGCCGCGTCTTCGCGGCGTAGTTCACGGCGCCCGTTCTTGCTGCGTTTCATGGTGTCCTCCTCGTCGCCCAGGCCAAAATCGACACGGCTGTTGCCTGGCCTGGTGGTAAGGGCGATGTGCTCAAGTCCGCCCCGCGTGTAGGCGATGATCCCGCAGTCCTCGATTTCAAAGGCTTCGGGATAGAACGCGATGCTGGTGCGGATCGCGCGGTGCGCCGGCAGCAACGCGGCTTCGTCAAGGGCCTTCTGGAACGCGGCCTCTGCCAGGGTGCGCGTCAGTTCGTCCGCCGCGTCCGTCAACCAGCGCCCTTCGGCCTTCAACTTGCGGCCGTCCACGTATAGGCGGTCAACGGTGCCGATCTGGCTGAACTTGCGATAATGGGAGATCCCCAACCACACCGGCAGCGGCCCGTTGGCCGCGATTCCCGCGCCGGCGCGGGCGCACATATCCTTCTGGAAATCGATGGTCATGCGCGTACCGTACAGGTCAACCCCATCATCGCTGCAGGTTGATTTCCAGCGGGCCACGCCGGCGGCGTCGCGCCAGACTTTGCTCAGGTGACCATCGCCGGCCAGCACGTGGTCGCGCTTCTGCCACTCGCCGCCGACCTGCTTGTAGAGTTTGTTGACGGCTGCCCAAGCCGTGGCGAAGGCGTACCCGTCCTGGGTGAGATCCGTCTTGTTGGTATCCCATGAATCCCAGGCACCGTTGAAGGCGGCGGCCCATATCGTCTTGGCATGATCCGGCAGCGCCTTGACGTTCGCGGGCAGGGTATGGTCGCCTGGGCCGGTGTAGGGGCGTGTCTGTAGCGTCATATCACCGTAATGGTCGACGGCACACGAGGGGGCGGTTTAGAGGTCGGGGCAGTCGGGGTGGGTTAGGCGCCGCGATAGGCGACCTGCAGCCGCGATAGCCAGGGCGTCAAATAGGAAACTGGCCAGGCCGCCCACGAATCCGCCGGTGCGGGTGGGCCGCAACGTGACGGTTCCCTTCCCGTAGGCGGCCTGGCCAAACGCGATCCACATGCCCGCGCAGACGTGGCAGTTCACCAGTTCGCCCAGCAGGGGGTGGGTCTTGCCGGCCAGGTCGCGCACTGGCTCAAACAGGTCGGATTCGCACAGGAGCGTGGTGGCCTGATCGTTGACCAGGCCCGCCACGACAAGATGGCCGAGACCGGCCGTCCGCACTATTCGGCGGGCGTCTCGGCGGGCGGCGACACGGGCGGCGCAATGGCGTCAAGCGCTTGGTCGACGGCGTTCAACCGGTCGGCAGTCTCCTGAATCTGCGCGGCCGTGACAGGCACGCCGTTGGCGATCTGCGCGAGCAGGTCGGCGACCTGCGCCTGTAGGGTCGCCACTAGCGTCTTTGTCGCTGCCGTGTTGTCGGCAACGTTCTTGGCGTCGTCCTCAATGCGGGCGACGGCGTCCTGAAGGTTAGCGAACTCCTGGGTCATGCGATCCTCCTTGGCGTTTATCTCCGTGAGTTCGAACAGGATAGCAAGCAGGATCACTTCGACGCGTTCCTGGGCGTTCAGGCGGTGGCTGCCCTCGCGCGGGTCGAAGTAATCCTCGAAACGGTGGTGCATGGCGCTATTATAGGCCGTCCGGCGCGGCTGTCAACGTGCCTCGCCAAACCAGTATTCCGGCGCCCCGCCGGCTACACTGGCTAGCAGTTCGGCCTTGTCGAACGTGACGTAACAGTGGCACACGTGCGGGTGCGCGGGCGGCCCCTGAATGCCTTCGTCAAAGACACTCTCATACTGGAAGTCCGCCGCTACGGGGCCTTGGTCCATGTTGCTCTGGCAGATGTTGCAGGCCACGCCAGGGATCGCGATCCAATGCTTGCGCGTGAGGCCCACGGATGCCTGCTGCGCCAGGGCGGCGCTGGTGCTGGCAGCATTGATCTCGGTGTTGACGATGGATAGGGATCGGCCCCTGAATGTCTCGATCACTCCACGTTGCACAGCATCTACCAGGATCGTGCGGGCAATCGACGGCGAAGAAATGCCGGCGTCGACGCCGCCCAGTATCTTTTGCGTGATGAAGAACTTGGTGCCCTCGTCCACCCGCGTCACCAGTTGCGCGCCGCGTTCGGCGATCTGCCCCAGTGTGGCGGGGTCTTTCAGCACGGCGGTGGTGACGGCAAGGGCGGGGCTGCTGACCACACCAGCGATATGCAGGGCATCCTGTATCTCCTGCGCCGATTCCAGTAGACCCTCGCCGTAGGCCAGGGACAGGCAATTCGCCACTCGTTGGCCGATGTCGGGTGTCTTCCACCAGTCGGCATGCTCAAGCAGATCGCGGATCGCCATGGCAGCGGGGCTATCCTGGGCGGCGCGTTGCTTGCTGGCCTCCTTGGTGGCGGCCGCCAGGCCGGCGTCGAGCAAATCGCCGATCCGGCCCTTGGTGACGGAGCGGGCGATCCCGTTCATCCACGGGCCGACGATCTTGCCCAGTTCGCGGGCGGCCTTGCTAGAGGTAGGGAAGGCGCGAGGCGGAATCTTGTCGCCCCGCTCCTGCGGGGCTGGGGCTTTTGGGCTGGCGCGTCGGCCCTGCTGGGCCTGGGTTTCGCCCGTGGTGGTGGGCGCCTTCTGGCCGGTTGGCTGGGTGGCGGCGCCTTCCGGTGCAGCTGGCGCGGCCGCCTGCACCGGCGGCGTCTCTACCGGCGGGGCGGTCAGTTCTTCAGGCACTTCGACGGTGATAATGCCGTCAGCGATTGCTTGCTGTAGCGCGATATGCGACGGCAGACCAGCGGCCGTCACCAGGTTGCCCAGGGCCATGGATGTTTGATTCTTGGCTGCGGCCTTGCGCACCACGTCTTCCAGTTCGATGTCGGCCCATTTGAACTCGGCGCCGTCGGGCAGCACGTCCATGTCGAGGCGCTGCTTGATCCGTTTCAACAGGTGGGCCAGCCCTTGGCGTTTCGATAGGTCGATGATCCTCGTGGCGCCGGCCACGCGCAGTTGATCGTTGAACAGGCCGAGGTCGCCGGTGTTCATGCCGAAGGCAGCGCACACCATCTCGGCGTAGCGCCTAACCAGTTCGGGCAGTTCAGCCTGGGCGGCCGAGGTGCCGAAACTGATGAACTGCGCCGGCGCGGCGGTTTCCTTGTCGCGCCCCTCGGCGGTAAGGATCGGCACCTTGAGGCTGTCGATGCCCGCCAGCATGGTTTTCCAGCTCGCCAGCCAATCGACCGCCTCGTCATGCGACATGCCCATGACGTCCAGGATGCCAGGGGGCGGGTTGTCGGTAAGGAGCGTCTGCCAGAAGCGGTCGCTGCGCAGCAATCCTTGGATCGCGGCCAGGCAGTCCATGCAGGGCGTGCGCGTCCAGCCGTAGAACCTGATCTCGGGCCTGGGCATCCACTTGATGCGCGACACTTCGGTGGCGCGGAACAACCTAGGGTCAAGGTTGCCCTGGGTGGGGTGCACCATGGCGTAGGGAAAGTCTTTGTTGTAGGTGGGCCGCAAAAGCCCGCCGTCCAGGTGCGCCGTCCAGGCCGTGCCGCCGCCGGGATAACTGCCAATCTCCCAGGCACCGCCGAAGGGCACGGTGAGTGCGTCTTCCAACACGCGGGCGATCATGTTCTCAAAGCCGCTGCCGTCGTCTGCCTGGCCCAGCACCAGTTCGAAGTATTTGCCCTCCTCCTTATCGTCGTCGACGATCTCCCAGTTCAGGCCGGTGATCTGCATGATCAGGGTGGCGATGCAGCTGCGCACCACGGGTGCGGCGCCGACCAGGTGGCGCCACTGTTGACTGCTGAGGGCGATGGGATCGTAGAACGTGATGGGCGTGCGGCTGAGGAAGGCCGGTTCGCGGTAGCCCTTGCCTTTGGGTTCGGCCGGCGCGTTGGCTGGCATGGCGGCTCCTTGGCAAAGTAGGGGCGGGCAGTCCGCTTGGCGGACGGCGCCCACAGCCCGCCGGCGGGAGATATGTCCGCCCGCCCGCCTATATGGTCGACGGTTGGGCCAAGGGCATCATAGCATCTTTGCCTGGGCGGTGTAGGCCAGCACGCCGGGCGCCAGCCGCGCCAGCCGGTCGATCACGCCCTCGTGGAACCACCAGGTTTTCGCAGTATCATCCCAGGCGCGCAGGGCAGCGGGGATCAGCGCCTTGAGCCGGCGCAGACCCACTTCGTCGTAGCGGAACTGGACGCACCATCCTGGCGTGCCCTGGGCGTTGCCGCAGGGCCACGCCTTCTGCACGTGCAGCTGGGCGGTGCTCACCGCATATCCCCGAAGACCTGGGCGAGGAGCGGCCCCTCAGGATCGTATCCTAATTCGACTAAGCGGTCTGCTGGCATCGACATTCGGGAGGCTTCGGGAAAGAAGGGGCAGGGCATTTCGTGGATCACGCCATAAAGTTGGCAGGTGATCGGCCGGACGGGGTAGATCGCACACCTCTTGTCAGTGCCCAGGAAGCCGCAGGTTATCCAGTCGCGCGCTTTCCAGACGATATCGCGCTCTATCATCCAGGCCGCAATCCTGTCCGCTTCGCGGGCCGTACAACCTACCGGCCCGCAGCAGCGGCCGCAGCCGTCGCATTGGGGCATGTCGGGAATGATTATGAGGGGATCGTAGTACATTATGCCTTCTTGAGGCACCACAGCATCGTTAGGATCGGCTCGCCGTTGTACTCAACCAGCACCCGCCGGCGCGGCAGGAACCGCAGGACGCGCAGCCTGGTGCCGTGGGGTATGCGCGAACCGTAGACCCGCGTCCAGCGGTCGCCCTTGAAGGTGCGGTACTGGATCACCGGCGGGGTTTCCTGAACACGATCACGTAGCCTTCGGGGCGGTTGTCCCGCTTCTCCTGCCACACCACGTCAACGTCGTCACGGCCCACCAGGGCCAGAACGTCGGGCGGCCCCTTCGTCCATTTTACCTTCGGTGCCTGGAAGCCAGGGGGTAGGCTGCGCGGCGGTTCGTGGTAGTAGCAGCGCCAGACGTGGGCGCGCATCTGCATGGCGCGCCGGCACAGGGGATCGGGGCAGCGCGGCGCCACCGATGCCTGGTGCAGTTCCGAGGGGCGCAGGCCCACCAGTTCCGGTTCGTGCGCAAGCAGCCACAGCGTCCACGGGTTCAGCAGGCCGTAGGTGCTAAGGTAACTGCCACGATCTAGTTCAGGCGGCGGTGCGCTTGACACTAGGCGATCCCCCGTTCCAGTTTGATCCGCTCGTGGGCCTCGTTTAGGGCCTTCATGGCATCGGCGTCGCCCCCCTTGTCGGGGTGCAGGTCGTGCGCGCAAGGGGATCAGCCCACGAATTCCTGCTTGCCGCCCAGCTTGAGGGCGCCGTACACCGCGCCCGCTACGGCGTCCACCACGTCTTTGCTGCCCCGTTCGGCGTGATCGACCTTCTTGCCGCGCACCAGGTTGAGGGCCTTGGCTTCGCGCTGCAGCGGTTCGTAGGAGTAAAAGGAAACCTGGTCGGTGTTGATCAATTCCTGCAGCGTGTCGTGGCCCAGGGTGTCGCGGTCAAGGCTGAACTGCCCCACGCGGTAGCCGTCATGGCGAAACTGCTGCAGGCTATCGAGCGATTGCCAGCCGTCGTACGTCACGCGCCCGCCCTTCACGTTGAAGTTGCGATCCTGCCAGTCGCGGATCAGTTGGCGCACGTACTCAAAGCTGATCTCGCCCTTCTCCTCGCGCCGCGCCGGTGGCCTGATCTGCAGGGCCGCGTCCAACACGATCTTGCGGGCCTTGGGGTTCGGTTCGCCGTTCACCTGGGCGTGGTAGGGGCAGCCAGGCACCGGCTTGTGCGCCATGGCCAGGCCACAGGCGTCGCGGGTAAGGCCCAGGTCGACGTGCACAAACCGCTTGCTGGGGCAGCAGGGCTTGAACCACGGTTCCAACTGCATGGCCGCGTTGTAGGGGTGCCGGCGCTCGGGGTCGGGTTGGCGATCCCAACGGGCGGGATCGGGATAGTAGGCTTCGCGGGCGGTGGGTGGGCGGGCGCCGAAATCGCGCCAGAAGGCGCGCGGGTTGCTGTCGCCGTCGAACATCTCCCATAGTTGATCCTGGGTGAAGTTCTTGTTGGCTTCCCAGGTGGCCAGTTGCAACCCGAACATGCGCGGGTGGGCCTGTCGGCCCTCGGCGTCGACCTTCAACGCGTCTTCCAGCAGGCGCATGGCCTTGTCGCGTTCCCATTCGGGACTGGACAGCACCAGCACGCGGCCGGCGTCCTTGAAGGTAGCCGTGGTGGCGCTCATCTGGTCGTACACCGTGTCGGCGTTGTCGCGGCCCTCGGTATCCTTGAACCGCGCCAGTTCGTCGAGGATCACCATGAAACTGGTGGCGCCCACCTGGCTGGTGGCCTTGCTGTGGCCGCAACGGATAACGATGTTCTTCGGCAGCCTGATTTCCAAACCGCTGATCTGTGCCTGGGGGCGCAGTTGGGCAAACCATTCGCCGCCGGTATCGAGGCGATCCTTGATGTGCTTGAACACGTTGTTGCGGGCCTGGCGCTCGCTGGGGGCCAGGTTGACGATCTGAATCTCCTGGTTGGGTGCTAGACCGTAGTATGCCTGAGGGTCGGCCAGGGCGAGTAGTTGATAGACCGCATACCACACCACCACGCTGCCGATCACGCCCTTTCCGCTGCGCATGCCGCACACCAGGATCAGCGTGCGGTAGTCGTTGGTGGGGTTCATGAATTCCACCAGCACGCTTTCCTGCATCGGGAAGGTGCGCCTGATGTTGCCCAGGCCGCAGTAGGCGGGATCGCTGGCGAAGGTAAGGGCGTCGACCTGGCCGCCCAGGCCGGCGCTGGTGGCCGGCCCACCTGGTGTCAGCAGGCCGGCGATCTCGGGCTGGCCGCCGTCGATCATGGCCTGCTGCATATTGACGAAGAAGGGCGGCGAATCAACCCGCACGCCCAGGGCGCGCGCTATGTCGTCGGTGGCGTCGCTTGCAATCATCAGGCCCCGCATGCGGGCCTGGGCGGTGAGGCCGGCGTTCTGGTGGTCGATCATGGCCAGGCGGGCGATCTCCCGCTTCATGCCGATGTACTGCGACAGCACCGGCAGGCCCAGCACGGCGCGCACCTCAGCCTGGTCGTGCTTATGGATTTCCACTAGGTCGTCTTGAATGAGTTTGTAGGGGGCTTGCTGGCCGGCGAGCAGCGTGGGTAGTTCTGTGAGCAACCGTTCAAGGATGCCAGCGGGCGTGTAACCCATGAGGTCAAGCTGGCGCACGTGCCGGCGGCGCTCAGCGATGTCTTCGGCGGATTTGCGGACGTAGGACGCCATCGGGCAGTATTTTACACCATCCAGAGCCTCAGGCTACAGCCGGCGAACGTGTGCTGCATTTTGCACCACAGTCGGCCTTCCGCCGCGCCCTTGTGGTGCAAAATGCAGCAGGCGAAGAACTTGCTAAAGCTAGCCGCAGTGGATTTCGAAGGTTTTCTTAGGCATCAGGATGTCCGGCCAGCGCGGCGTTCGCGGGATTGGAGATAGGCGAGATATTCAGCACTGTGCCATGCGCCCATTCTTTCGATCACCCGTTCTGGCCTGCCCCGTGGACGACCAGGGGCCGTGTCGTTCCAGGGCCATCACGAAAATGTGCAGCCGCTCGGCTTCGGCCCGTTCCGGCACCGCCTCGTCGGCGCGGCAGAAATAGCGGTCGGGCCTGATCCGCTGCATCACGTCGCAAAGCGAATCCGCTGTGTCAAGGCCGACAATGCGCCACACGGCCCGGAGGCCCCCGAGAATGGAACACCGATCAGGCCAGGGCAAAAACGGCCGCCCTTCGCCTTTAAGGGTCGCGACACGGGCATCGCTATCGACTCCCACCACCAACAGGTCGCAGAGTGACGCCGCTTCCTCAAGCATGGCCACGTGGCCAGGGTGCAAGAGGTCGTAGCAGCCGTTCGTGATCCCGATAGTGGGGCGAGGCTTATCCGTGCGCCGCCGCACCACGTCCTGGGCCAGTTCCGCCAGGCTAACCGGCTGCTGCACAGATTTCCTCCCAACTGACGACGGCACCGAATTCCGGTTTGCGGATGCGCAGACCAGCCGCCACGGCGGCCAGGTGCAGCGCATCCTGCCGGTTCAACTTGGCAGCACCCAGGGCAGCGGCCACATAACTGGACAGGAACACGTCGCCAGCGCCGCTGGTGTTGAGGATCGGCCGGTTGTCCAACAGGGCCGGCACCCGCAACACGCCACCATCGGCCACCAGTATAGCGCCGGCAGGGCCGCGCGTTATCAGCAGGCGCGTGCCGTCAAGGCCCAGGCCCGCCTGTAGAGCGAACAGTTCCGCGTCACTGGGTTCGGGCAGCAGATTAAGGCCCAGGTCGATCCCGCTCACCTTCACCACGTCGAAACCATCCCAACCGGTGGCGGGGATCACGCGGCTGTCGCCCACCAGCCGGCAGCCAAGGCCGCGCAGGTAGGCCATCAGGTCGGCGTCGGGCGGTTGGCCCTGGTAGTCCACGAATACGGCGGCGGCGAAGCTATAGGTGCCGGCGGGCGGGCAGTTGCCGGTGGCACGCTGCGGCCAGGCATCGTCTACGCGGAATACCTGGTGCCCCTCGTGGGCCACGTAGCGCGTCTTCGAAATCTCGGCCAGGGGCCGCAGATCGTTGGGCACGCCCAGGGCGTGCAGTTGGTTGGCGACGTAGGCGGCGCAGCCTGGGGATTGCCGGCCGTCGGTAGAAACAAAAACCGGCAGGGGCGCTTCCCGCGAAAGGCGGGCGGCCTCTGCCGGTATGGTCACGTCATCGCACACGTCGCCGATAACGAGGACTGTTCCGCAACCCTCCCAGGGTGGCGGCTTCATGCAGCCTTGCCCTTTTCCCTGCGCCGCCCATCGCGCTGCCTGTAGCGGTGCGCCAGGCCCAGCAGGGCCAGGCCCAGCATTTCGGGGTGCTGGATCGGCTGCAGGCCGTTTTCCCAGCGGCTCATGGTATTGGGGCCAAGGCCCAGGTCGGCCGATATGGCAGCCTGGCTCTTGCCCCAGCGCTGGCGGAAGTCGCACAGCATTTCGGGGGTCGCCACAGCTCGTTTCATGCCCACCCTCCTGACGCCCCATTATGCCGCCACGGCCAGGTGGCGTCAAGCGGGCTGGGCCGGCCCCACCATGAAGTCGGGCAGGGGCCTATGCTGGCCGCGTGCGGCGGCCAGGCCAACGTGCCACCATTGGCCCTCGTCGTACTGCAGGCGCCCGCCGCACACTGTGCATTGTCGGCCGCTGCCGGCCAGGGCGTCGCGCCGGCGCCCCTGCGCTAGTACGTCCTCCATCCGTTCGTCTAGCATTTCCTGCCGGCCCACCGCCTTGCCGTAGGTGAACCATATCCACGAGATGATGGCCACCACGACCAGCAGGCCGATCAGTGCGATCCCGTCGAATCCGTTAAGCATTGCGGTACTCCTTTTCGCTTTATCTGCACCTTCCAAACGCCGATCCTGCGCCTGCATTGCATGCAGGTCACTTCCGATAGCCGGCCTCCTTCGATCAACCAGGCGTCGCGACGCCGGTGGCTGTGGCCGCAGAGCGTCTTGAAGGCACCGGTCGAATCACAACTGATCGGCAGGTGCCACACCTTGCCGCCGCGCAGCAAAACTATCGGCACGGTGGGGTTACCTTTGGCCATTGCATCTCTTTCCAGCCACGCGACGGCGCCCCCGCCACAGCCGGCCGTTTGCCCGCGTGATGTAGATGTTCCGGTGCCCGTTCTTGAACAAGTCCATCCGCTGAGCGCCGCAGGGGCAGGCGTAGCCCTCGGTCTTGGCGTATAGGTGGCCAATCTGTGCCACCACGTTGCCAGGATCGCCCTCGGGGTCGATGGGTGCCGCTGGTGCCCAGTTATGCCGGTGGGGCATATCGCGTCCGCCCTTCTGCCCGCGCAGCCGCACCGGCCTTCATGATCAGTGCATAGCACGCCCTGGCCACGACCAGGCGGCCACTGAAGTACAGCGGGAAGTGTCCTCGCCGCAAGACAGGACCAACGGCGTTGAACAGTTGGCCGCAGGCGGCGTCCGCCATATCGAACGGCGGCAGATCGGCAGGTTCGTGGTTCGCAGTCAACTTCGCCCTCCTTCCGGCGCTAACGCCTGCCCAGGCCCGCGCCTGGGCTCATGGTCAGAGTCTAACCGCCACGGTTAGGCTTGTCAAGTCCTGGTCGGCTCTATTTAGGGCCATTCGGGAACTATTTTCGCAGGTTGGGGCTTCTATCAGCCCCAACAGGCCCGCCAACCGGCCGAACTTGCGGGGTCGATCTGGCGAATCCAGCACGCGGCGGCCCATCCCTGCTCGAAAGGATCCCGCCAGTCCGCCCCTAGGCGTGCGCATTTGGGCCAGGTATCGTCGCTGAACTGCAGGAGTCCCTTCTGGCCGGCGTCGCTGATTGTGTCGGGGTGCCAATGGGATTCGCAAGGGATCACCACATCCAGCAGGCGGGGGAGTAACGCCGCCGGCCCACCGGCGGCGTTATAGCCGGCGGTGAAGGCGGCGGCAAGGTTGGCCGGCCCCGCAAGCGGCGGGGTTGCCGTTGGGGCCGGCGCGACCGGCGGGGCTATTTCTTCCGTTCGATCTTGTACAGCAATGGACGGGGTGCCGGATAGTGCGGCAATCCCCGCGCCTGCGCTATCGCGTTGTATTGCGTCCGCTCCAGGGCCTCGGCGGCCCGCGATTGGCGCTCCAGACGCCGCACCATGGGCGCTTGAATTCGCAACCGCGACCTGGCTAACCACCACCCGAGCCCCATGATCAACACCGCCAGGACGATTCCGGTCAGAAGGTGATTCATTGGCACCTCCCTTAAGGGCAACTAGCGCCAGCGCCACCATGCCTCCAAGCAGTAGGCGCTGCCGGTGCTGGCCGTCTATTGATCCTCTCTCCTACTATGGGCGTTCACATCGCCCTCCTTCCGGTGTCGGTCGGGCGGCCGGGTCAAGGTCAAACCCGTCCAGCCCCAGTTCAGCCGCCACGGCGGCCACCAGCGCGGGCGGCGCGCTCCACTCGGTCTTGCCGCTGGACTGGTTGCCGTTACGATTCTTTCCCATCGATGCCCTCCTCCTTGCCTGAAAGGCCGCCTGAACACCCAGGCTAACCATATGTGCATGCGCCGGCGCACCTTACGGTGGCCCGCGATCCTGCCCTTGTTGGTGCCAGCGCGCCGGTTGTGCGCCGTGCCATCGTTCAGGACAGGCTGGCCCTTGAACCAGTTGCCGTCTTCGTTACGGTGATCACCTGCGGGAACAACTCCCGTAGGTCGTCGATATGGCTGATCACCATGATCAGTCGAAATTGCGCTTTCACCGTCGCCAAGGCTTCCACCAGGCCCGTCCGGCCATTGCCATCCTGGCTGCCAAAACCCTCGTCCACTATCAGCACTTCGCATGGCGCCTGTGCCCTCCTGGCAAGCAACCGCGAAAGGGCAATCCGTATGGCGAAGTCGATCCTGAACCGCTCCCCGCCGCTGTAATTCTCGTAAGGACGGGTGCCCTGGGCATCGGCAATGATCACGTCCAGAGTTTCGATCTGCCGCCCCGTCGTCTTGCCGGCGCGCTGCGTCGTCAGTTCAATGGTCGTCCCGCTGGCCATAAGGGCCAGCAGCCGGTTCGCCTCGTCGGTGATCTGCGGCAGGGCCGCGTCGATCAGCATGGCCTGTATCCCGCGCGGGCCAAAGGTGGCCTCAAGTTGTTCCCACAGGCTGGCGTAGTCGGCCACGACGGCCCGTGATTGGCGGGTCTGATCGGCACTCGCCCTGGTGCGGGCCACCGCTTCCAGTTGCCCCTCAAGGTTGCACCGGCGGGCGTTCTGTTCGTCCAGCGACGCCTGGCGCAGTCGCAATTCGTTGGCCCACCGGTCAAGATCGGCCTTGGCATCGCCTTCGATCTCCATGGCACTCTGTAGGGCCTTGATGCGCATGCCTCGGCCGGCCAGTTCGCTCTGGCCAACTTGCTTTGACCGCAGAAGATCGCGCTGCAACGATTGCAGTTGATCGGCGCTGGCAATTTGCTGTTCGGCCCCCGCCACAGCCGCCTTGTACTCGGGCAGTTCTCGGGCAGCTGTCCGTGCTTCCGCTAGGGCTTCACCATCAACCGCAGGCATCGCCCGCAAGTGATCCTCGGCCTCGCCCGTCGCCTGAGCGGCATTAGCCAGGGCTTTACCAGCCACCCGTAAAGCTTCGGTCGTCATGGTGCGCCGGCTTTCGAGATCGGCCACCATCTTGTCGTAGGCTTCGCCTTTCACCTCCTGGCCGCATGTTGGGCAGCGTTTCAGATCGGTCGGGGCCGCTGGCAGGGCTTGCAGGGCCGCCTCAGCGGCCGCCACGGCTCCTTCCAGCGCCGGCAGGCGGCCCTGGGCCTGGCTGTGCACTGCCTCGGCCAGCGCCCGCGCCTGGGCCTGTTCCTGTAGGGGAGCGAAGCGCGCCGCTGCCGTCTCGCAGTTGCGCAGGGCCAGCCGCAAGTTGCCAATCCGTTCCAGCGTGGGCAGGTTGAAAAGGCTGGTGGTGATCTCGGCCAAGCGGCCTTCTGTGGCCTCCATGTCGACCGTCTGCCGCCGATTTGCCTCCACTATAGCGCCCAACTCGGCTTTTAGCCCTGCCTGGCGCTGTCGGCGATCCTGTACCGTGTCAAGGGCAATCCGCGCTTCCTCCACGGCCGCAATCAGGGCCGGCCGTTGTTCCTCAATGGCCGCCACCAACTGGTCAAGGCCGCTGGCACGCTGCAGTTCTTCCGCTGCTGCTGCCAGCGAGGCGTCGGCAGCCGCCAGATCGGCCTGTGACGCCCGTAGGCGCTCGTGGGCAACCGTGGCCCAGTCCTGCCAGGCGGTCAACCCCAACAGCGACACCAACACGTCCTTGCGGGCGCCTGGGGCCGCCGTGGTGAACTGATCGGCCTGGCCTTGGATCAGGCAAGCGGTGTGGGTGAAGGTCTTGTAGTCCATGCCGCAGGCGGCGTTGATCGCCTCCTGGGTTTCGCGGATCGTCTCGCGCGTCAAATCCTGGTAGCCAGTGTCGTAGGTCGATCCGTAAAGTTGGAAGGCCAGGGCACTCACGCCAGCGCGCCCGTCGCGTGGTAGCCGGCGCCGGCGCACCACGCCGTGCAGTTGGCCGCCGGCCTCAAACTGCACCTCCACCTCGCACTCGTCGGCGCCCTGGCGCACCAGGTCGTCGTCGCTGCGGCCCCGCGCCTCGCCCCACAGGCACCAGGTAAGGGCGTCGACCGCCAGCGCGGACTTGCCGGCGCCGTTCTCGCCGGCCAGGGCTACCAGGTGGCAGCCGGTATAATCGATCTCCGTCGCCTCGTACGACAGAAAGTTGGTCAGCCTGATCCGTGTCGGTAACATGGGCGTCTCCTTGCCGGTAGTCTAACCGTGGCGGTTGTTACTGGCAATGCGGCCCGCCGCCTCTAACAACGGCGGGCCGCCACGACGTGGGTATCTATTCCTGGTCTGGGGCCATCAGAAGGAAGGGCCGCTTTGCTGCCTCATTGCCCCGCGAGCCGTACTTGTACTGCATCTCGACAACCTTGAGCAGTTTACCGGCAGCGTTGCAGGCGGCGTTAACGACCTGCGGTGTCATGGTGCCCTCGACGACGGCTGAGACGAGGGCCGACATTAACTGGGCACACTCCTCCCCCGTTCGTACTCCCGCCTTCGCGATTGCAATAGCTCGGGATTCCGAATTAGGCTCCTGATCTCCTGCAGCCACTTTTGTGCTTCCCTGACACATTCGATTTGCCTTTTCCTTTCTTGTGATCTCAACTCCCAAGCGCCATCCGGCGAATGCAGCCATCGTTGGTATTCGGCCTCGCGCCGCCGCCGCGCCCGCTCCCGTAGATAGGGTTCGATCTTACGCAACCGCTCTTGCCGCCGTGTTAGTTGGGCCTCCTCTCGACGAAATTGGCGCTGCCAGTCCCTGTGGTCTTGCCGTCGGCAACGCCAACATATCTCGTTATCGCGGTAATTCCAGCCCTTCTTGTGCTGACTCCGGTTCCATTCGAGATTGCGAAGGTTGCGCTGGCACCACCCGCGATAACCCCACGAACCTGGGCGGGCACCGCTTTGCAATTTCAGGTCGCCGCAGACGCCACTCTTGCAATAGGAACAATGGTAGAGCATCCGGCGGCAACCGAGTCGGGGGTGATAGCGGCGCTCGACCCCGCAGCGAAGGCACCTTCGCTGCTTGCGGCAATAGAAAGCGATATGCCCCCATTGCCGGCAGTTGTCGCACCAAGGACAGGCGTTTGCATAATGCCTTTCACCGCCACATTTAGAACAAATCACGATTGACTACTGTCCAGCCCCCATCAGGGTCAGCCCTTCATCCTGCAGCCGGCCACGGCGCTGCTCGTTGGGTTCCGATTGCGCCAGGTAGGCGCGCAGGATTTCCGCCGGCGGTGCGCCAGCCACGTCCGTGCCCTCCCAGCGGCGGTCGGCCTGGGGCGCGTTGCGTTCAATGCCCGCCACCCACCAAGCACCGGCGGCGTCAAGGGCGCGCTCGGCTTCCAGTTGGTCGAAGGCGGCCGCCTGCTCGGCCGTGGCGAAGTGCAGTCGGCAACGAACGACAGCGCCTTGGACATCGGCGCCACCCACGAAGGCGCGGAACCAATCGTTAACGGCTGCAGGTTCCGTCGTCGGCAATAGGTCGTATTCCAGCGTCCGGAACGGCCGGTCGTCCAGCAGGTGAGGCACCAGGCTGGTGCAACGCTGGCCGGCGGGTAGGCTGGGATCGAGTTCAAACGACCAGAACATCTTGTCCTGGCCCTCCTCGCCGAAGTCGATCCGCGCCATGCTGCCGCAGTAGAAGGCCGGCATGGGCGCCGGCAGCACTTTCCCCCAGTGGTAGTGGCCCATGATCGCCAGGTCACAGGGCGGCAGATCGGCGCCCGTGATCGTCGGCTCATAGCCCATAGTCATCCACTGTTCGCTGGCGCGGTCGGCGCCGGCGAAGGCCAGGTGGCCCAGCAAGATCGTCGGCCAGGCGTCGTGCGTTCGCTTGCTGCCCAGGTCGGCAATCTCGCGCTGCAGGGCCTCATTGGCGGCCGCGATCAGTTGATCGTAGGGCAGGCCCTCGGCGTCGCTGATCAGGTGCTTCACCCGTGCCCAGGGCACCGCGATCACCCAGCAGGTCTTGCCGCCGGCCAGGCGGATCGCCCGCGTCTCGGGCTGGTTGAAACCTAAAACGCCGTAGTCGTCGCCGTAACAGGTGATCGTGTCGATCACGTTGGCGCGGCCTGGCGTGCTGTCGCCTTCGTGGTTGCCCTGGTCGATCAGCACCACAATACCGGCGCGTTGCAGCCGGCGGATTTGCTCCATCACGGGGGCCAGGATGCGCTGCGGCGGGTTGCGGCTCTTGAACATGTCGCCGGCGAAGGCAAACAGATCGACCGGCTCCTTGATCGCCCAGTCCACGGCCTGGCCGAAGTTGCGCAGGTAGTCCTGCACGCGGTAGGGCAGGCCATCGGGGTTGTCGCCGCCTACGTTGTCGATCCCCACGTGCAGGTCGGCGCACGCGACGCCCTTGATGATGGTGCTACTCATCGGGTGCCTCCTGCAGTGAGTCGTTCGATCAGCCATAAGCACTGTTCCCGATAGGCGGCGTCCCTGGCGGCGTCCCAGGCGGCGTCCCTGGCGGCGTCCCAGGCGGCGTCCCAGGCGGCGTCCCTGGTGGCGGTCCTGGCGGCGTCCCTGGCGGCGTCCCAGGCGGCGTCCCAGGCGGCGTCCCTGGTGGCGGTCCTGGCGGCGGTCCTGGCGGCGGTCCTGGCGGCGTCCCTGGCGGCGGCCCAGGCGGCGGTCCTGGCGGCGTCCCTGGCGGCGGTCCTGGCGGCGTCCCTGGCGGCGCTGAGAATCTCCTGCGCTTTGGACAGGTCCGCCCAGTCGATGCCAGCAATTGCAGCAGCGTGATCCTTGAGTCCGGCGTGTTCAAAGAGCGCAATGATATTCGGATGTCGCTGCCGGAGTGTGAAGACCAGGAATTCACGCCGCAAGTCGCTATCGGCGAGATGCAAGAGCGACCACAGCCTGCTAAGACCCGCTTCTATGGCCTTGTCTAAATCGGCCTCCGTGAGGTCGGAACCGTCGGGAAAGATTCGCTCGAAGATTTCCTGTTGATCTCCGCAAGCGCCCTGCTTCCGCAACCACTCGATTGTGATAGCCTTTATGGTGCTATTCACCCGACACCTCCTGGCGGCGTCCGTACTTTGCCACCAAATCCCTGGCCACCTTCTGGAATTGGATCATGGGCTTTAGCACTTCGCGCCATTCCTGAATGCTGGGCGCGTTTTCGAGCCAGGCCGTGGGGTCAAGGATCGGCCCCAGCACGTCAACGCGCTCAATCTGCTCGGCCATTTCCTGGAGCGGTAGGTCGACCACCACCTGCATGATCAGGCCGATCTTCATTTGAGTTGCCCTCAGTTCTTCGACAAGCATACCGTCTCCTTTTGGCTGTTAACTCCCTCGGTTTGCCCCGCCAGTCTAACCGCTGCGGTTAGTTACTGTCAAGGGTTGTTGAGCATTTTGTTGAGGTAGGCGGCCGGCGATTTCAGATGCGGGTTGGGGATGCGGCTCTCCACCGTTTCGATGATCCGCGTGCCGTTGGGGCCAGGCCGCCCCACTTGGTGCTCCTGCCACACCATGATCCCGTCGTGGATCGCGGCCAGGATCGCCTGGGTGCCGTGTTTGCGGACGAAATGTTCAGCGCCAAACTGGAAGCCTAGCGTCCGCCGTAAATAACGCGCCAGGCGCCGGTCAGTGGCCGTCAGCGGGCGCGGCGGCTGTAGGGCAGGGTTCGGTACTGGTAGGCGTCTCAGGGCAGGCTGTGGGGCTGCTGTGGGGTCTTCTTGTTCGTCGGGGAGTGCATACTGGGGGGCGCCGATGGACATGACACGGGGGGGCAGTTTTCGGACCGGTTGCGCCATGGATACGGCTTCCTTTCCGCTGGTGTAAACGGGCCTTGGGGAGATGATGTGGGGCGAGCGTAAAGCCCGCCCCACATTGCGTCAAGTCCCTAAAGTGTATATGCGCTAGATCGTTTCCTCCAGCGTATCCTGCTCGCGCAGGCGCGCCTCGGCATTGATCGCCAGGCACAGCGGGCAGGCCCAGTCCGGTTGCTTGTCGTGTTGACCGGCCTCGTGATCGGCGATGATCCGGTCGAGATCCTGCGCCGCTGGCATGCCGCCTTCCATCCCCAGCTGCACGCCGGCAATGCGGAAGGCCGCGCCGCACTTTTGCCCCTGGGCGCGCCATAGATTGGGCAGGCAGGCAGCGTCCAACTGCTCGGCATCGAACTTCACCTGCAGGATTTGTGCGCCACCAGTTTCCTTGGGCTGGAAGCCGCTGATCCGGCCCGACAGCATTATCTCGAAGATGGGGGCTGGCCCCCAGCCGCGCAGAGTTAGCACCTCGCGCAGCCGTTCGAGGAAGATGGCCAGCGGTTCGGTGGCCAAGGCCACCATTTCCCCCTCCGTCCGTGCTTCGCCCTCCGGAACGGACAGATCGACGTTCTGCGTCAGTGTGTCCACCAGAGCGCCCACGTCGACGCGGCTATCGAGGTATTCCAATGCCAACCTGTAGCCAGTGGTGTCTGGATCGAGCGGCTTCTTATTCGGTATTCCTCTGGGCATCAGTCCTCCTTAGTTGCCCTGCAGCCGGCGCAGGTCGTTCCATGCCCCTCGGAAGTCGCTAACGTCCGCCAAATCGTTGACGCCCAGAGCGTTGCAGATCGCATGGTGGTTCTTGAAACCCAGTTGAGTCACGGCGCGGCGCTTGAGGTCGTCGACGGTGGCCGGCGGCACGTCGACCGTGGGTAAATCATTCCCATTGTCCCCAGGTGCCGGCGGCGGAGTTGAAGGCGTTGCTGGCGGCTTTTCGTCCGCCGCCGGCATCGCTGGCGGTTGCTCGACAAATTCACCTTCGGCAAACTCTGCCTCTGGCTCACCATTGGTTCCCTCATCAATCGGACTGTCCAGTTCCTTATCGAAGGTGGGCAGGACTACCTGGGCGATCAGGTTCAGGGCGCGACCTTCGGCCCGTTTCATGGCCATGATCGCCGGCTGGGTGATCAGGGGCCGCACCTTCGCCTCGGGATTGCTGGCCAAGTCCATGATCTGCGCGGGGTTGTGCGCCGCCCTGGCCGCATCCACCTGGGCTTTGGTCAACCCCAGCTTTTCCGTCTCGCGGGTACTGGGGTAGCGTTCCGATTCGCGCACCAGGCCATATTGGATCGTGGGGATCGGCGTGCTCTTGCGGTAGAGATGGCAGACCGCCAGCACATCGCCGTGGCGGTTGGCCTGCATGGCTTCACGGATCACCGGATCGGTCACGATGTTGGGTTGGATCGCGGCGAAGTCGGGGTGCCGCATCGCCAGGCGCCGCCGGCCGTCGATGGTGACGTACAGGCTGCCCTCGTACACCATGATCTCGCCCGCCAGCGGGTGCAGGCCCAGGCTGATGGCCATTGCCGCGAATTGCCGCATCTTTGCCACCGGCGGCGCCGTCTCGTTGGGTCGCAGCGACATCATAAAGTAGCGCGACATCGCCTCCTGCCGTTCAACCGTGACCGGCAGGGGCCGGTAACCCACTTCCACCAGGGCTGTCTCATTTCCGTTCGTCATGGGCGCCTTCCTTTCCAGAGACTAACTACTGGCCGACTGACGGGCGCACACTCGGGCCGTTGGGCTCCCAGTGCGGGCAACTGGCGGCAGAGCCGGTGATCGCCCCAATTGTGATCGCGGATGATCAAATAAACCAGCCGATTGCGCAAGGGCGTTGGTAGGCCATTGAACTGATCCTCGCGTTGATCGGGTCGCAGGCGCAGGCCCGTCAGCATGCGATTTTCCTGGCTCGTGGCCGGCACGGCCAGACCGGCGTGGGTCACTTCCTTGCCGCAGAACAGGCTAGTGCCACGGCGCACCACGCGGGCGCCGCATTGGGCGCACAACAGCCTTGGCTGGCCCCCCTTGCCCACGTGGGCCGCTTCCACGGCGCGGTCGCGTTCGGTTGTCATCGCAACACCCGCGTGAAGATGATGGCCAGCGCCATAAGGTTCAGCAGTATTTGAGAAAGTCGACGCATCCAAGGTTTACGGTCGGCTAGGCGAGTGGCGATGAGGCACATGCCGCTGATTATCATCCAATCGTTAGTAGTCATCTGGCTCTCTCTATCGTCGCTTCCCATCCCTGGCTGGCGCGGCCCGAGAAGCTTCCTTGCGCCGTTAGCGCCGTCCATGCGCCGCCAGCCAGGGAGTCATACCCTAACCGCTGCGGTTAGGCTATGTCAAGGGGGTATGTTGCTATTTTTCTTAGGGACAGGACTTGCGGGGCGGCAAATTATCGAGAGACGAGGCGAAAGAGCGATCCGCCGCAGCAATCGCAGTTGGACTTTCGCATTCGCAACAGGGGTTCAGCGTCAGGCTGGACAACCTCAACCGTCTCGCCGTAGCGGCAGGCGTATTCCTTGCCGGTGCTGGGGCCGACGATGGTGCGGGGCCGGTTGCCGCGATACCGCAGGAGGGGCATCAGTTCTCCTTGCCGGCCAACCCTCGGATGAACTTCATCTCCATGTAGGCCTGGGTCATCAGTTGATCGTCGCCCGACAGGATCATTCCGGCCCAGCGCAGCAACAGGTCGGTCAGCGTGGGGTTGGTGGGCAGGGGCACGTTAGCCATGATTCCCTCCAAGAGAAGGTTTCGGTTGAACATATCCAGGTCAACGTAGACGCCGGCGATCTCGGTGCCGCCGTTGTACTGTTCCCCCACCAGCTGGGCCAGCGTCCAGCCTCCGTAGGGCAGGTTGGCGAAGTCAATATCGGGGTCTTGATCCCACAGGGCGTTGACGAGTAGGCAATCCCTAAACGTGCTGGGATTGCCCAGGTAGTCGACCCAGGCCTGGTAACTGGAGTAGATCGCCCGCCGCTTACCGCCGTAGGCCGGCGTCGCCAGCAGGTCAACGGCCTGGCGCACGGTGGCCCAAGGGATGCCTGCCAACTCCACGTCCACTGGCACCAAGATCAGGGCCGCCCACAGGTCGTCCGGTACGCCGGCACGGCCCTGTCCGACATGGTAGGCACCGTCGCATGCCCACGTCACCGAGATGTAGCCCAGCGGGATCATGCCGGCGGCGATTGCGATCCGCAGGTTTTCGATGCGGTAGGCCGGCTGTTCCGATCCTGTCCAGAGGCATTGCCACCACACCAACTCGCCGCTGGCGCGCAGTTGGGCCGCCGCCTCGGGCGTCAGCCGCGTATAACTGCCGTCTACGCCAGGAATCCAATCAGCTTGTGGGGGCATAGGGCATCTCGGGCAGTTCGCCGCGTGGCAGACTTCGGGCCAGGACCGTGCCGTGATCGGCAACGAAGAACTGGGCCGTCAGTTTGATCATGTCCGCTTCGTCAAAATCCCTGCAACTGAAGACGTGGACGGCGCCGTAGGGAGCCGGTTCGTCTTTGGGGTTGAGGTGCACGGCGATGTGGGATTCGGCGATCAACTGGATCAGCATCACCTTGTCGCCGTAGGTGCCGCCGATCTGGTGGATCGCCTGCAGTCCGGTGAGATCCACGGCAGCGGCAATGAACGCCCGCGCCCGTGTGTCCGTCCAGCAGCGCACGGCATGTTCGGCTGGCGTGGTAAATTCGAGCGCCAGGAACATGGCGTTGGCCCCCTTAGATCGGACTCCAGTCGGCTGGCAATGCACCGGCGTCGCGCAGGAGTTTGCCCAGGGCGGCGATTGCGGAACCGAACGCCGCTGTCCAGTAGGCATCCAGGCCGAGATCCGCGCCGTGGTTGCCAGCCCAGGTCAACGCGGCACCCGCCCCGATTGCCACGGCCGTGCGACCGAACCGCAGAACGGCCCGTCCAGTCTTCGATTGTAGAAACTTCTGCATGGTTCGCCTCCTAGATATGCCCTGTCAGTCGTCCGACGACCCAGTAAACACCGCCTCCAACGCCGCCCGTAGTGACGGCCAGACCAAAGGCCCAGACAACCACCCTCCATCCCATCTTGGCCAAAGCGAAGGCACCGGCCACGCGGGCCTGTTCGACCCTCATGGCCAGGAGGTCTTCCTTTACCTGGGCTAGATCGCCGTTGCGGCCATCGAGTTTCTTCTCTATCCTGTCCATCCAATCCTGTTGCCCCTTGCAGAAAGTGGGGAAGGTCTTGTCGTGGAAATTGTCCACCCGTTCCTGTAGGGCAGCTACGGTTACCTCTAGGGGAAGTGGTTCATGCGCCGGCAAGTTCAACCTCCACCGGAATGGTCGACAGTTAGCGGGGGGCCAGGCCGATGCGCATGCGGCGCACCGCGTGGCGTCGCAACTGGCGGGTTTCGTCGGCGTCGGTGCCGAACATGGCGGCGATGTTCTCGGGCGTCTCGCCGGCGTAGTCGCGCATCAGCAGCACCGCCCGCTCGCTGGCCGGCAGGGCTGCAATCGTGGCTTCCAGATCGGCGGCCACTTCGACGGCCCGCCAGGGGTCGACGCCGTGTCCTTGCCCCGCAACCGTGCCAATCTCCAACGGGGGGGCAAATTCGTCAGTTTCGCCGCTGCGGCCCTCGTCGCAGAGTTGCGGGCGGGATACTTCGCGGAAGGCGATCTCAATAGGACGGGCCTGTCCATTCCGGCCCAGGCGGCCGTGCCGGCGCCGGAGATCGATCGCGTGCCCTTGCAGACGGAGCCAAAGGAATGAGGTGAACTTGGCGCCCCGTCGTGGATCGTAGGCGCGAGCTGCGATGGTAGCCTGTTCCCGTAGTTCGGCCAACACGTCGTCGTGTCCCAAGTAGCCGACGCCGTGGAAAATGCCCGCACGGTGGGCCGCCGCCTCGATCATGCCGGTGACTTTGGGCGATTCGAGGAGGGCGCTTAGGGAATCATTCACGCGAACATATTAGGACGCCGCTGGCCGTTCTGGCAATCTTAGAACAACTGCCCATCCATCAGCACCGGCGGCGGCGTCAGCGGCAGAGTCGCCTCGCTGCATACCCACTGCAACAGCATCTCCGTGACCTGCCACGTCTCATTCTGGCCGCTGGCCATGGTTTGTACACCCGCGATGATGCTGTCGAGATCGTCGGGAGTCCACACCCCGCTAGACCTCACGAGCGATACGCCATGCACGGCATAGGTTGCGGCCGGCGCAGGGAGGGCCAGCGGGCCGGCCAGGTTGCACAGGGAGTCCCCGTTGAACTTCGACCCCGCCGAGTAGCGGTCGATGACGGTCAAGACAGGCTTGTGAAGGATCGTCGCTCCGGCGGCCATGCCGGTTGCGGCCCGCGACTGCATGGCGGAATCCTGCAACTTAGAGACAGCACCCAATGGATCGTAGAGATAGGTCGAGTCGCCGTCGTTGGCACCCACATCATCCCAGTCCTGCCAGGCCGCTTCGCCTGAGTTGGGATAGAGCGAGAAGCCCGCATTAAGCCCCGCGCCCACGGGGTGCTGTGCCAGCACCTTGCCGATGGGCAAGGGAGTCAGATGGGGCGCATCGCCGGGGGTTGTCGACGTAAGGACCCAGTAGTCGTCGACGTAGAGGGCCGCATCCGATGGGGAAATCAACTTGATGGCGGTCGTGGCAATCGCAGCGGCCTGTGGCGTAGGGACGGCCCACTGGAGTTGAGAGGAGATGAACAGGCACTGGAAGGTGCAGAGATTTATGCTTCCCCCGCTGGCGGCCGTAAACGGGTCACTAACCCATGCGACATGCTTCAGGGTCGCGCCGTCCGTTGCGAGACCGACGGGCGACCACGGGCTGTACACGGTCTCTGCGCCGCCAGCCAGTTTGTAGCGCAACTGGAGTTGCCCGCTTGTGTTGCCGTACAGGACGAAGCGGTCGTAGGCTGCGCCACCACTAGCATCCAGCACTATCCATTCTGCCGCAGGCGCGTTGCCGAGACACATCCAGCCCTGAGCGCAGAATAGTTGGTTACCCAGACTGGCGCTGGCATTGTCGGAGTTTCCTTGAGCAGCACCGGTGCCGACCTTGATCGCGCCCGCGCCCGTGTGGACGGGGGAAGTAACGCGGGTGCAGTTGTCACCGGCGTGGCCGAACATGGTACGGGTGTAGGAGTCAACCCAGCCATCCCCCAGGGTATCGACCTCGCCGCCTGCAAAGCCTGTACACGTCCATGTCATAGTGTCGCCAGCTTCGCCTTCACCGTCGCCCACTTGTAGTGGTAGAGATGCGAGCCGTCCGGCCGGACTTCCCAGCCTTCACTGATAGCGTTTGGCCGTACCTTCCAGGCCATCGCAGTCTCGACCGCCGTTCGCTGGCCACTCATCTGGCAACCGGCTGTGAATATCGTCGCGTCAACCCAGCGGTTAGCAGAACTCCAGGTCGGGTATCTGAGGGCGACTTCGACATCGATAGCATTCGCCAAGTCGCGCATGTCGTGAATCCAGGTCAGCACGTTCGGCCCAACACGGCCCAGGAGCATCGAGGCGTGAATGAGGTTTGCACTTTCACAGTTGGCGAACATCAGGGCGACCACATCGCCGTTCGTGGTGATGATCGATGTGATGAAGGGCAGGGTGAACTTCTCTGCGACGGCCTCCCGCGACCAATACTGGCCGGACGTGGCAACGGCGGTAGACACCGCCGCGAGATCGTCTATTGTCGCTATGCGAACTGTCATGCTGTCGGCCTCACAGTCAGGGAGACGGTCACGTAGGTGACGCCGGTACCGGCGGTTGTAACCTTGAGTCCGTAGCGGTCTCCTATTGCACCAGTGCTCACGTCGGGAATCCCTGTACTGCCCTGCTTGAAGGGAGTGCCGCCGATGGTGAGTCGGTGCGCCGGATTCGTCCAGATTGTCGTTGCGGTATCACTGTTGGCGTGGGCCGCGAGTTGCTGGCAGATGTCGAATATCGGCAGCGTATCGGCGGCCTCGCCGAAGTTGGTATGAACGTCAGAACTGATGATGGTGTGGGCGAAGGGCAGCGGCGCTTTGAAGATGAGCGTTGTCCCGACCACGCTGGCGAGAATGAGCCATTCGATCACGCGGTCGTTTTGAGGGTTGGCAACGCCGCCGTAGGCCCCCACCTTATACGTGGCCCGCCCGCCGGCGACACTACCGCTGACCCAGACGCCAGTCCCTTCTTCTAGGTCGAGGATGTGCCCCCAACCCAGGGCCGCGTCGTTGCGTTCGAAGTCGACGCCCGAGATGCTGGTGGGGATCGCCTGATCGCGGCGCCCGATTCGGTAGGTGGCGCGACCCCCGACGAAGGTGCCGCTGATCCATACGCCAACGTCTTCCTCCACGTCGACCACGTTGCCCCAGCCCAACAGTACCCCGTCATATTCGAAACTGACGCCGGAAATCGACGTTGGTGCGGCCGGTGCAGGGTACGCGCCCACGTCGTAGCGGGCTTCGCCCCCAACGAACGTGCCCGAAATCCAGATGCCCGCCCTGGCCCTGATGTCGGCGGCGTGGCCGAAGCCGGTGTGTAAATCGTTGGCTGCCCAGTCCACGCCGCTGATCGAGGTGGCTGCCGCCGGCGCGGGATATGCTCCCACGTCGTATATCGCTTCGCCGGCCACGAATGACCCGCTGATCCAGACACCCGTGCGGGCGCGCAAGTCCGCCGCTGCGCCCAGGCCGAGTAGGGCACCGTTGGCGCTCCAGTCCACGCCCGATATGCCGCCGCCACCACCGCCGGCACAGCCGGCGTACAGGCCGATGTCGTATGTCGGCCGGCCGGCCACCAGTTGCCCGCTGATCCACAGGCAGTTGCCAGGACGCAGGTTTACCTCTAGAGCACCCCCGATCAGTACACCGTCGTCATACCAGGCCACCGTCCCGCTGGCACCGCCGCCGCCCGTGGCGTAAGCCCCGATGGTGTAGTAGGCGCGGCCGGCCAGGAATATGCCGGAGATCCACACGCCGGCGCCGGCGATCAGGTCGGCCTTGGTGCCACTGCCCAGCAGGTTGCCGTTCCAGAACCACGAGGTGGGGGCGTTGGCGGCGGGGATGACGCCCTGGATCACGTCGGCGCGGATGTTGTCGCCGGCGGTCACGGCCTCGACGCGCCGCTTCAGGGCGCGTATTTCGACGCCCTGTTCCCGCAGGGCATCCCAAACGTCGCCGGCTTGGCCCATCGTCATGCTACGTCCTCGGGATCAGGGCTATGCTCTCCCAATGAGAACTCGGAACGGCAAGGTTCGCCGTAATGTCTTCCCAGGTGACGCCGCCGTTAGTGGCGTCGCGGAGGCGCCAGACGGCGTGCGTTACCATGAAATACCCATCCTGGGCATAGATCACGTCGTCGATGGGATCATAGACCGCATCCCAGTTGTTGTCGGCGTACCCCGTTGGGTTAGGCACTGTCCGAACCGTCCACCCATTCCCGCTAGTCATTGATTCCATAACGGCCATGTCGCCGGCTAATCCGTTTTGCGTCGGAACGCGCAGGCCCACGAGGTGCGCCCCGTTGTTAAGCCATTGGCCCTGGGTAAAGAGAACAATGTCGCCGCCGTTCGGGTCAGTCCAACGTAATTGCCAGCTATCCCCCTTGTCGTCCGAGGCATGGATTGTGAATTGGTCGGAACTATTCTGCCGATTAGCAATGACGATCCGGCCGTTCGGTAGCATCATAAACCGCGATGCCTGGCCATCGCCCGTCATGGCGAAATTGTCGCCCGAGGCTACGGTTGGCCCCCGCTCTGTCCAACTAAGGCCCCGATTCTCCGTCATGTAAACGATCACATGACTATCGCCTGGCGTGTTCGGATAGGGATCGTGGGAAATCAGGGCGATGATGTTCTGATTAGTCGGATGGCAAAGTAGGGCTAGTGGGTAGCGGACGCCGCCAGGGTTGGTTAGGGTAGCCGCTAGATGCCAGGTAAAGGTCGCTCCCTGGGCGTCGGAATACCATATCTCGACGCGGATAGGGTGCGTAGTATTGGTGCCGCGTTTCCTGGCGGCCCAAACCCGCCCGCCAGCGTCCATTGCCACACGGGAGAAGTGGTTAGTTTCGTCTCCGGTGCAACCCCTATAGGAATTACACGTCTCGTCGCCTACCACCGTCGCCGCCCAGGTAACGCCAGCGTCGGGCGAGCGAGCGAGTTCCCTGTTGCAGCGGTTTCCGAACGAGCAGGCCGTAGGGTCACCGAAGCCGCCAACGTCCTCTACAAACCACAGGTCCTTAGTCAGACAGATGGGCCGCGGCCGTTCGTGGGTCGTAGTAGCCGGCAGGGCGACGTTCGTCCATAAACTGAAAGCGGAGTCGGGGTAAGAGATATCCCACGTGGTGGCACCGCCGGCGTCGTGGACAATCGCAAGGCGTCCGATGGCCGCTTGGCCAGGCGCGCCCAGGGCGATCATCTTGGCCCGCGCGCCCGCTGGCGCGGCGGAGTAGCCCGTGGCCGGCAAAACCTTGGCTACCGTGCCGAAGCGATCCCACGTCTTGTAGATCGTGCCGTCCACCGCGCCGCCTATGTCTTCGGTGGCCACCAGGTAGGATTGGTCGATGTTTTCATACCAGGCCAGGGACAGGGCGTAGTTACCCCTGTCGGTGCCGAAGGTGGCGGGCGCCGCCGAGATGGTGCCTACGCCTGCCGCCACGTCCATCCGGTAGATTGCCGCGTCGTCGAAGCCCAGAGCGTAGTGGCCCGTGGTCAAATCCAACTCAACCCACTTCCCACGCGTCTTGGCGAGGGCGCCTGCGTCGCCCACGGCCCGTTTCCAGTCGGAACCGTCGCCCAAGGCACCGGAGGCGCTGAAATATATGGCCGGCGTATGGGTGGCGCTGTTCAGGATGATCGCCAGGCCGTCATCGTGGGCTGCCGCGCTAGTGACGTACAGGTCGGTCGGGTAGCCGCTGGCGGCCAGGTCGGCGGCCAGTTCGCCGCCGATCACCGCGCCCGTCCATGAATGGTTAAGGGCTGCATCCCAACAGATCAACGGGTAGCCGATGCCGGTGCCGCCGAAAATCCACACGCCGCCAGCGGTGGGCGTTCCGATGCGGGCAAGACGGATACTCACGAGGCCGAACTTTGCCGCCAGGTCGTCGTATACCGCCCAGGTGGCGCCGTCATCCTGCGACCAGTAGAGCAACCCATTGCGCGTGATGGCCCATACGCGCGTGACGACGTTGATATCCCACCAGATATGTTCTATCGGATGCCCGCCTGGCGTCGTCAGCACCAGCGTGGGCGCGGTAGCGCAGAAGTCGGTCGTGCGGTAGACCAGGCCGTCCGCCGACCCGAAGGCGCCGACGCCGAAGGTAACGCCGTCCGCCGGCTTGGCGCCGGTGCTGATGATGGTCTTACCGGCAATCACCTGATGGTTCCACGTGATCCCGCCGTCCGGCGTGGCACTCGCGGTCGTGCCGAGGGCAGTGAAGATCGACGGAATCCACACGTCAGCCGCCGTGGCCTCATACGGGATCGTCAGTGTCAGTGTATCGGTGCCGCCGTCGTTGTCTACCACCGCCAGCGTCACTTCCCACGGTGGCACCACCACCGAGGGATCGATCCGCACGGTGATCGTTTGGCCTGTGCCCGAAACCAACGGAGGCGTTTGATTGTCGCTCCACGTCCAGCTGACGATCTGGCCGTCGGGGTCGATGCTGGGGCTACCGTCGAAGGTAACGATATCCCAGGGGCGATCCCCCATGATTTCCTGTTCGACGTTGTACAGGAAGTTGGCAAACGGTGCCACGATGATCTGGCCGCCGGACTGCGGCCCGCCCAACAGCGTCAACTGTGTTTCGAAACGACCTGCCGCCAGCGTGGTGGCGACGGCCTCCACGAACCAGCGGCCCGTGACCGCCGAATAGGATGGGTCTTCAACCTGCACGGTGACACCGGACTGCACCTGCGGATCGCCGTCGATCCTGATGTCAACCTGCGTCACCAGGCGGTTTTTCACCATGACGCGCCGGCCCGCTTCCGCGCCGGCCACGGCTATCGTATCGATGATTTCGTTGCTGTAGAGTTCGTCGTTGTAGGCTTGACTGCCATCGGGGTTCAGCACCCACGGGCTGGGCGCGTAGGCCCGTTCTTCCAGCGTCACGCTCGACTGGCTTCCGTCGGGGTTGGTCTGCGTCAGCACCGCCCCGCGAACCCACACCTGGTTCTTAACGTCGCGGGCCTTGCGCACCTGGCCGCAGGCGCGGATTCGTGGCCGGCCGCTTACTACGTCGGCGGGGTAGCCTTCGGTCACGCCCGCCAAAGACATGGAGAAGTAGGTGCGCCAGGCGCCCATGCCTGGGATCGGGTCTTTGGGGTCAACCTTGATCACGCCGGTCGCCGTCTCGTACCAGCGGCCGCCGTTGACCTCGGCCAGTTTGGTTATCGCTTCGCCGTAGGTCTGGAAGGAGAGAATCTGGGGAACGACGGCACCGGCCGTCCAGTCCGGCATGTTCACCGCGTAGTGCTGCGCGCCGGACGCGGCCAGCAAATCCTCGATCAACTCCGGCACCGTCCGCGAACCATCAACCGTGACAACCACCTTGTGGTAGGTGTTGTCCAACACCGCCGACATGCCCTGGCATTCAATCGTCTTGCCCGTGGCGTCGGCGTTGTCGGGGTGCAGGACCGTGCCGGTGAACACCCGCTGGCGGGCCGCGCCCACGAAACCCTCGTCGATGGTGACGCGCGCTCCGAATACGACGCTGGGCGGCACGGCGCCCCTGATGCGAATGCTGGCGGTCGGTACCTTCTGGATCGCGTTGGTGTGGTTGACCGAGACGAATTCGGTTAACTCGCTCCCGCCGATCACGATCCGGTAGCTGGCGGGTTTGTAGTCGACGTTCAGGTAGAGGTTGTCTATCGTCATCGCGCTATGAAGGACAGGCGCACGCGGCGCGTGGCCGCCGTGGTGCCGTAGGAACCTGTCACCGCCTCCACGATTTCGCACCCCTCAAGGAAGGCCACCTGTGTAACCGGCACGGCTTCCCAGTCCGTCAGCGTGGCCTGGGTGTTCACCGTTGCCTCAAGCAAGCCCGCCCGCGCCGGCGTCAGATACATTTCGATCACCCGCCGCCGGCTGCCGATTCCCATGGTGACGATACTCTCGGCGGCCGCGCCAAGCGGTAGGCTAACGTCCGCCGTTGCCTTGGGCTGGCCCCAACCCGTGTCGGTTACGGGTTCTTCATCGCCGCTGAATGTGACGGCCCCAAAACTGGCGGTCATCTAGCCGATTCCTCCTTTTAGTGCCGCGCCCTGCAAATAGGCCGTCCGTTGAGACTGGCCCATCGCTTCGTCGAGCGCGCGGTCGGCTTCCGCGTGCATCGCGCGGCGGATCGCATCCCAGTCGTAGCCCGAAAATGCCCAGGCGAAGTTGAACTGCGGTGCCTGCCGCTGGCCGGCGCGCAAGATCTCCTCGCCGCCGTGGGCCATGATCGGCACGGGCGCACCAATCGGGCCTGGCACGATCCCGCCGTGTTGGAAGTCAACCAGCGGGATCGGGTTGGGCGGTATGTCGATGGTCTTGCCGATGAAGTGGCCGGCGATGGTGAAACCGAGCGAGAGTGTGTCGGGGATGAGGGTGTTGATCGCCCGAATGGCGCCGTTGATCGCTGCTTTGAACACGTCCTTGAGCGCGCTGGTGAGATCACCCAACGCGCCTGGCACGGCCTTCAGGCCGGCGATGATACCCTGGAAGATGGCATCGCCCAACCGGCCAGCTGCATTGAAGAACGTACCGGCCAGATCGCCTATGCGGCCAGGAAGGGACGCGATTGCGCCCACCACGCTGGTGACGATGTTCCACACGCCCGCCACGACGTCATTCAGGGCACCGTCAGTCAACTGGTTGACCATCGCCCAACCCGCCCTGAAGCCCTCCACCACCTGGCCCACAAACCACGATGCCGCCTGCCCAACCGACGTGGACATGATGGCACCTACGACGTCGCCCAGGGCACCCGTCACGATGCCCACCAGACCGCCCGCGCCGGTTAGGAAGCCGGAGACGATGCCAGGGATCGCCCCGAAGGCATCGCCGACCCAGCCAGGAATAGAGGCCAAGATGCCAGGTAGAGATGTGATCGCCTCCGCGATCCAGCCAGGGATAGCCTTGGCAAAATCCAGGATCGCGGTGCCGGCGGTCGTTAAGAGGCCAGGGATGGCCGTCAGGGCGTCGGCGAACAGGCCAGGGATTGCCTTAACACTGTCTACGATCCAGCCAGGGATCGACGTAGCGAACCTCTGGATCGCCGTCCCCACCGGCCCCAGCAACCCAGGGATCGCCTTGAAGGCACCGCTGATCCAGCCACCGATCAACCCGCCCAGGCCGGCGAACACGCCGCCGATCTTGTCCCACGGTATGTTCTTGAACATGCCGACGAGGGCATTCACCAGCCACGGCCCCGTCCGCGTAATCAGCATTGCGGGGATGCCCAAGAGGGCGAACACGAGCGCACCCGCCACGGCACCGGCGACGAAGCCCGCCCAGCCAGGCAAGGACGCCGCGAACTGGGGCAGGGCCTCCGTGAACAGGGGCGGTAGGGTTTCGCTAAAGAACGTCGTAAGTGGTTGCCGGAAGGCGATGGCGAGGGCGGCAACGATTGCCGCGACCACCAGTACAGCGAGGGCGATCCATCCGGCAACCGGTATGGCCGCTAATACTCCGGCGGCCGCGCCGAATGCTTCCGCCAGTGTTGGCCCTAGTGCAACAACTAGGCCTCCGCCGATGGACGCCCCAAGGTAGCTGACGAAGTTGCTGATGCCCTTGATCACTTCCGGCGAGCCGCCCAGGCCGCCCAGGATGTTCCCCATCAGGTTCGCAAACCACCCCTGTAAACCGCCGCCCGCTTCCCCCGTCGGCGTTTGCACCTGGACGCTTTGCGTCACAGTGCCCGTGATGGGGTTGAGTTTGTCGATGATCTTCGTGCCCGTGCGGACGACGTTCTGGTAGACGAAACCAGTGACGTCGGCCAGGCCGGAGATAAGCGCCGCACCTGTCCTCGCCACGATTTGTGTGATGGTGACGGCCTTGTTGACCATCTTGGCGGCGGTCGACACGAAATCGGCCACGGTGCCGACGATATCGCCAAGGACGCGTAGCGGGAAGGTGATGATGCTCAGCGCCAGACCGGCGATGGCCGACACGAACCCCAGGACAATGTCTACAGAGATTGCTAGAATCAATGCCGCTATCGCCTTTGCCACCACGGGGACGACGGCGCCCAGGCGGTCGAAGTTGTCGGCCGTGGATTTGCCATCGTTCAGGAAACCGGCGATTTTCTCTCCCCACTGGCGGGCCGCATCGGCGGCCTTCAGGAGCCATTCGGCGATGGCCTGCAGGTCAACGACGGTATCGCCTAGTAGGAGAAAGAAGGTGGCAAGCGGGGTCTGTGCGCCTTTAAGGTAGGCGTTGAACGTGTCGCCCGTGGTCAGCGCATATTTTATGTAGAACGCTAGAGCCCCGAAGACGGTAGTGAGCCATTGAATTGACTTCCCGACCTTGTCCCGAATGACCGGTTGCCAGGCGATCAATTGGTTGAAGCCCTGGGTCAAAACGGGGATCAGGGCATTTCCGATCATGAGTTTCAGGCCACCCATCGCCGCCGACAAATCACGTTGCGCATAGGTGTACTTCATGATTTGGGCAACATTGTCGGCCGAGAGAATCAGCCCCAGTTTTTTCGCTTGCGCCGTCATATCGGCCATACCCTGCGAACCCAGGTTCAGAAGTGGCAGAAGGGCCGCGCCCGACCGCCCGAAAAGCTGCATTGCAAGGCCGGTCTTGGCGGCGGCATTTTCCGCGTCGTCGGGAATGGAGTGGAAATAGTCAGAAAGGTCGTTCATCAGGTCGCCCATCGGCCGCATGTTCCCTTCGGAATCGGTCGCCTGGATTCCGATGTCGGCCAACTGCTGCGCCATGCTCTTGCCGCCCAAGGTGACGCCCGTTTCGACATCCTGAATGCCCTTGAGTTTCTTCTCGAATATGCCGAGGGACGTCGTCACGTCGTCGATGCTTAGACCCACATGGTCGGAGGCGAACGCCCACGCTGAGGCCTGTTCGGCGGTGAGGCCCGTCTGGAGGGAGAGTTTGCGGATCGCGTCGGCGTATTGTGCCGTGTAGCTTATGGCATCAGTGACGGTTCTAACGGAGAAGATAGCTGCCACCGCGCCGCCGGCAATGGCGGCAACCTTGGCAATCGTTCCCATGACGGCCGAGGTGCGGGTGCCGAAGCCCTCGGCCATTTGGGCAGCCTGCCCCGTCGCCTTGTCGACGCCGGAAAGCAGTTGGTTGGCGTCTACGCCAAGTTCAACCAGCAGGCGTTCGACAACGTTGCCGCCGCCGAGACCTGAGACCATTGCTACTCCCTGGGCGCCTCAGCCGGCGCGGGGCCGGCGGCCTTGGGCGTTAGGGCCGTGATCTGCGACATGATTTCCGTTGCGCCGCCCAGGGCGCCACGGAAATCGACGGCGGTGATCGCCGTCACCATGGCGGCGATGGCCTCCGTCAACGGCGCCTCGCCCAGCACTTCCTGGTCGATGTCCGTCAGCAGGTGGCCCAGCGTGATCAGGTTGTCGGCCCCGAACAGGGGCAGCAACACCGTGATCACGTCGAACAGGATCGACACGTTGCGTTGCTGGGCTTCTTGGTTGGCCCCCGAAACGGTGGGCGGGTTCGTAACGATCCCCTCGATGGTGCCGCGCAACTCCACCAGGTAGGGCGTGATCATGGCGGCGGCCTCAAGGCCGCGCCGCGCGGACAGGGGCGGGATCGTGTATTCCGTGCCCCCCAATGTGACCGAGACGGTTTCCGCTGTTGGCATGGGCGCTTACTCCTTCGCTATGAAATCACTTCCCCGCACGATGATCCCCTGGGGCTGCAAACGCGCCGGCAGGGGCGGCGCCTTCCGGCGCGGGCCAGGTGGTGGCGCCCAGCGTAGCGGCGGGAACCGTTGCCGCTTGCCCTTGGCGTCGAACACACCACCGGCGATTGACCACTGGAATTCGTCCTCCTCATGCCGGATCACCACCGCTTCCTGCAGGTAACAGATCGCCTCCTCCGGCCCCAACTCAAGAATATGGTCGACTGGCCAGCCGTAGGCATGGGCCAGACGCACGACAATGCTGGAAAGGGCGCGGTTGGGGTAGTCTTCGCCGCTGCGCCGGCCCGCCTGGGCGCCGGTGGCCACGAGGATCGGCAGGGTGCCGTGCAGGGCGTTCAGGGCCACGAGTACATCGACGGCGGCCAGGGCTTCGGCCAGGGTCGCGCCCAGCGCCTCGGGATCGGCACCGGTGGCCAGTTGCAGGAACGCCAGGATCGCGTTGGGGGCCTGGCCTTTGGTGGCGATCTCGCCAAGGGCAACCTGCAGCCGATAGTGCAGCCCCAGGCGGGCGCGCCGGACAGACAAAACGTGGCCGCCAAGCGTGATGCTGGCGGCCACGTCTTTCAGCCGTAGGGCGTCAAGGTAATCGATGGGCGCCAGTTGCATATTCGGTTATGGGCCAGCCCCTACTACAAGACCGATGGATCGTAGCGGAGCATCTCGCCGAAGCGGTGGG